GCGCGGGCAAGATCGCTGAGATCGACCGCCAGATGCAGGACATACCTTACAAGTTGAACCAATTAAAATTATAAAGATTATGAATACTTCTAATGAGTTAAGAAAGAACGAAATTGAAAACGAGGTTAAGAACTTGTTTAAGCAGTTTGGCGAACATGCAGAAAACATTATTTCTGTATGCCCAGGATGGAAGTTTGTGAACGTTCAAGATTCTCGCAATCAGGTAAAAGTTAAGTTTGCTTTAGCTTGCGATGAGAACAGAGAGTTGACTGTCGTGTATAATGAATGCAAATGCGGATTTCAGGGAAACGTTGAGTTCACAACAGAAATAGACGCAGCATCCAGTATTGATATAGACAGCGCAAACTGCAAAGCTATGTATTATATTGCTCTAGGCTCATTCCTGTCTAACAAAGACCTTCAAGCCAATTTGCAGTCTGAAATGAAAAGTTTCTTGCATAATGTAGAAACTAAATATAACGAGTACAATAAATTAGACCAGGAGGATTAATTATGGAGACACTTTCTGAATTCATGCTTCGCAGATTCTGTTCTGCTTATCCGTCAGTTCAAATTACGCTTACAAAAGTCAAGGCTTACCTTGACACGGTTGATGACTGGAGAGAGTTAGATGACAGCCATTTGGCACTATTATATAATTTTAATCTTAAAAAATAGAAAGGGAATAATTATGAGAAATTCAAATTTCAATCTTATTAAATCATTGGGCTACGTGGTCGTAATCGCCAGTATGGCGGCATATTCAACACCACAAGAGTATTGGAAGAACGTCGAGGACGGTTGCTTGTATGGCCACGTTGGAGACAGCATGGAAGAGTATAAGCTCTTGATGAAGGAAGGCATTATGTAAAGGAGGAACGGTCATGAGTTTAATCGAAGAAATCAGAGCAGCTAGAGTTTCTCAACTCACTGAGGAACACAAGGAAAAGCTTCTTGCTTATATCAAGAAGTACTTGACGCAATATAATTACGCATTAATCGGTGGCGCAGCACACTTTTCGTATGATTGGAAAATTCCAGACCCAGATGGCAAGGATTGGTGGAGAGAGTGTTATGCTCCATACAAACTCCATCCAGCCATTACGGATTGGCTGACCAGTCTTGGCTTTACGTGCAGACGCTATTATAATAGAGGTGGTGTTGACCAGGGAATATGTGTAAGAATATAAACAAGTGTTGTGGCAACTGTGCCAAGCGTACAAATTAAATGAGTTATGAAATACGTAGATTATAAAGCCAAGCAGCAAAAGGAGTTCGACAAGCTCCCGCTGAAAGCTGCCTTTGGAGACAAGCAGTTTGAGGAAATGATGGCTGGGTGGGGGCTTACCACAAGCAAGGAAGACCTGAAAAAGATATGTTCCATCGGTGCAGGTGCTTATTGCCTCAAAAAGGACCGGCATCTGTTCATCGAGTTTGCCGAGCGTTCAGTAAAGGAGGACGAGGAGTTCTATTCAAATGACGAGAATCTGAAGGATGCTCTCATTTATGAGTTTGGAAATCATGAATGTGGTTACACTTGGGAGTTCGAGAATGGAATCACAGCATTAGGATTCACGGTCAAGGAGTTTCTTTCAGACAAGCGTAAAGCTAAGGTATTCGCTAAGGCAAGAAAAGAATATATAGACAAATTGGAGGGCTAGCTATGTTGGTAAAGGAAATGGTTCAGTACAAGAGAACTGCTGATATGGAAGAACTCTATCTGATGCTCAATAATGATTCTGTAGCCTACGACCTTTGGCACGATGCTGCAGAAAAGTACGCCCTAAAGATGGTAAACGGCGAGGCAGTAATGATGGAGAATGTCGCCCATGTGATGATTGCGAGGGTCACTCAGTCTTGCGACAGATTAATCAACTGGCGCAGAAGATGATTACCGATTCATTAAATATAACTAAGGAGCAGAAAGAGATTGTCGCATGGCAGTGGTTCTACAACAGTATGATGGATTCATATACTTTTTATAAAGGTAGGCAAAAGTAAGGTTTAACGAAATGGGTATTAAGGACACCCACTAATTAGATACCTTATTCTTATCTGGCAGCCGGAAAGACGGCAGCCTACCTTTCAAAAATATACAATATGAAGGATTACGATTACTTATCTCTTATCGTAGAGATTTCCCCACAGCATCAGAGCTGTTCTGGAGATATTAGGGATTACGAGTATGTTTGCAGACTGGATTGTGTCGGTGATCATAATGAAATATTGGAATTTATGCTTCAATGGGATTATGGAGAAGATACATCAGATACACAAACTGAGTTAGACAAATATGAAGATGTGCTCATCGAGACAGATACACATATACTTGCAAAATGTGAGTCCAAGAACTTCGGCTGGCAAGGTGACGCATTCTTCCTTTATAGAAAGGATAAAAAGAAATGAAGAATATTTATCATATACATCAATCGTCCAATTCCTATTGGGACAACCATTGGACAGACACAGATTATTATCTGTGCGATAGCGAGGAGGAATACCAGCAGAAATTGGCTGAATATACCGAGGAGCGTAAGCAGATTGAGAAGGATTTTAAGGAGAATCCAACAGAGGCCAACAAGTACCGTGCATTGTTCTTTCAGCTCAGCAAGGAGCAAAAGGTACATGCCAACGAATACTACTACGCCCATGAATGGTGTGTCAAGGAGTTCGATGCTTTCGGTTTCTGCTGGAGCAAGAGGTTGGAGAGAAGCACGCATTACAAGTACTTCTTGAAGCCGGGTTCCGTAACAAATGAAAGCGTAAGTTCTGCCGTTGGCAGATTTACAGGATATGGAAGTTAAACTTAATAAGATTGGAGGTGAAACATGTAGAATTAAGTAAAAATCATCGTTAATCAATGGTCGGGTTTAAATAATAAAACAATGTTTGATATTCTTTATTTTGCGACAGCTCGGAAAGACGGCACCCGACCTTTAATTTTAAAATAATATGGAAATAGAAGAATTAATAAAAATAGCAGAGTCTAATTCCTGGACTGTAACCGAAGAGGAATACACGAATGGGAAAGGATTACTCTTTTCAAGATTTTCACCTGCAGGTCAAGACTTTTCAATATCAACCGGACCATTTGAAAGTGCGGAAGAATTGATCAACAGTATTCACCAGCGTTACGTAGAATATGATGCTGACAGTGAAGCATATTTGTGGTTGGACAACGAGGGACATGGAAAGAATGGAGCACCATATCGTATGAGGGATGTGCTGACAGATATGGAGGCTTGCGAGAAGATGATTTACGACTTATTTATTTGTTATCGGGACGCTTATGAAAAGAAGTGAATTATTTATGGCTTGCGCCAACGAGTATAGTTACAGATGCAATTCCGATTGTGACAACTGTGACCTATACCTTCGTTACTTAAAAGAAAAGGAGGATTGATTATGAAAGGGAAAGATATTATCGCAGTCAGCAGTTTTGGCGTACAAACATACTATCCTATCGGACAGAAGCTTAGTATAAACGGGAAAACCTGCGTGGTAGCGGAACGTGGAGATTGTGTTAATTGCGTCGTTTGTGTACCTAACGTTCCACTTCACGATCAAGAAGTTACTTGTGCAAACCTAGCTTGCACTGCTGACGAACGAGAAGATAAAACTAGTGTTCATTTTAAAGTGGTTTAATTATGAAGGTATATCTAATTTATAAAGATGATGCCTGGCATACAAAGGGAAGCGGCGAATTGCTTAGAGTAGCCGACAATCTTCAGAAGTGCTACGCAACAGCCGAGGCAAACGGAGCTTCGGAAGAGCAACTTAAAGATTTGCGCAATATTGGGCAAAGCCAATGTAGCGGTAAAAGCTACGAGTTCAATATTGAAACATGGGAGGTTACATAAAATGAAATATGATGTTTGCGTTCAAGAGATTCTGAGCAAGACTATAACCGTAGAGGCAGATACGAATACGGATGCTTGCTCTATGATTAGAGAAAAGGTTAATAATGGTGAGATTGTTCTTTCTGCAGACGATTACACCGGTTGTAGAATTATAACGGCACAGGAAGCGTATGGAAGTGAAGACAACGAAGACTGAGTACAGAGAGTTGCTTAAGGCCTTAGACCAGGCTGCTGATTTTATCACAGACAAAGCCACAAGAGCCAGAGAGTTCGATATGGCAAGAAGACTAACAAGGGCAAAGGCATTGCTGGTGAAAAGAAATGGCAGTCTTCAAGGAGAAAGCGGCGATAGTCATTAACGGCATCGTGTACGTGGCGGAACCAATGGATGATTGCGAGGATTGTGCGTTTTGTACGGGCTTGGCACAATGTAGCGTTGATTTCATTTGCATCTCTATGAGAGAAGCATTCCGTAAGGGATTTAGAAACAAGCCCATCGGTTTCAAAAAATGGAAAGGTTATGAAAGGAACAGAAACATTCAAGAAGGTAATCAAGGCATATCTTGACAAGCGTGCAGCAGAGGACGAGCTTTTTGCGAAGGATTATGCCAAGCCGGGCAAGAACATCGATGATTGCTGCGACTTTATTATCTCGGAGGTCAAGAAATCCGGAAGACAGGGGTTTGACGATGATGAGATTTATGGAATGGCAGTTCATTATTATAATGAAGAAGAAGTCTCATTCACTAAGAATCAGAATTGCACCATTGTTACAAATCTCTCAGATCAGACCAAGGAGAATCTGGAGAAGAAGGCTGAGGAGGAGTTCAAGCAAGCCAAGATTATGGAGCTCAAAAAGAAGGAGTCCGCAGAGAAGGAACGCTTGAAGAAGAAAGCCGAGGCTCAGAGAAAGAAGGATGCAGAGATTGGGCAGTTGAGTTTGTTTGATTTTTAAATATGTGAGTTATGAAGCCAAGAAATAAGACAGAACGTGAAGTTGTAAAACTCTCAGATAGAATACCGGAGTTGTCAGATAAGCAACGCGAGTGGGCCATCAAGACTTGCATCTCTGAAGATGATGCCTACAAGTATGGTGACAGATTTTCAAGAGGATGTTTCTATCTTGTATGCACATTCAAGGGATGGCAGGTTCTCAGGTACTTCCAGGTAAGAGTGAAGTTCCGGTTCCACAAGATGGTTAAGGAGAAGATTTACTTCAAGGAGTGTATGCAGCAATGGCTGAAAGAAGGGAAATATGTCTTTCTTGCCAAACAGAGAACTAGCGGATACATGGTAGATTCTTTTTCTACTTTCGGAAAGCTGGAAGTTAAAACGCATACTGTATGGAGCTGTCTGGGCGACCCTCGCGATATCGGATTTGATGGAGTGTACTACGCTTCAGTCCAAGACAAGTATAAGTATGCTCTCAGAGATTTCGAGAAAAAGATTTCATGTGACGATATCTTCCGTTCCGTTAATGCTAACACATACAATGAAACTCTCATGAGACGTGATGTCGATATGTGGAAAATGTGCAAGTACCATGAAGCCGTCTTTGATAGAGACAAAATGTCAGCCGTCAAGATTGCCGTCAGACACGGAAAGGCTGCTTATATCTATGATAGCCTATGGTGGGATATGCTCGATAGCATCATATATCTCAAGAAAGATGTACGTAACCCTTCTGTCGTTTGCCCGGAGAATCTTCGTGAGGCACACGACAAGTGGCTTAAATCCGCTGACAATAAGAAAAGAAAGGTGGCAGATAGAATGGAGAAATTGCGTCTGATTGCATGTGAGAAGAGAGAGCTTGCATATTTGGAGCGTGTCGCTAAAGCCGAAGAGGAGAATAAGAAAAAGGCAGAAGCACTGGCTAATGTATATGTTGCCAGAAGAAAGCAGTTCTTTGACATAGACATAAAGGATGGTGTCATAGACATACAGGTTCTTAAGTCCGTCCAGGAGTTCTTCGAAGAGGGCAAGGAAATGGGGCACTGCGTATTCAGAAACGGCTATTACGATGTGAACAAAAAACCGAACTGCCTCATACTTTCTGCCAAGGTAAATGGGCAGCGCATGGAGACAATCGAAGTAAATCTATCCGATGTTACCGTCGTTCAATGCCAGGGTCACGGAAACATCAATTCCGCTTTTCACGATGCCATTCTGAAGCTTATCAAAGACCATCTGTGGCAGATAGAATCAAGGCTTCCGAACAGAGCAAGCAGAACGGCATAATTTTTAGTATTTTTGGCTAAAATTTTCGTTTGATATATTTGCATATATCGGGATTTTTTCGTATCTTTGCGTATGGAAAGAGCCTATTTTGCGGTCTTTTTGGTTATTCAAACCGCATATATGCACGATTTTATGTTAAAATATAGTTAATTTCGGATTTTTAGTATTTAATCATTAAATATTTTATTAAATTTGCAGCGATGGAATACGATTACAGTAAGCTCAGAGAGTTCATCAAGCGTTGTAAGTGGCAATGGGCTACTTCGATGATAGACGTTCCTCATGAGTACATTCACAGAGACAAGTGCGCATTGACAAACGACGAGTTCTATTACTTCGTCAGCGCACAGAGAGACAATGGAGTCCATGAAAGATGGGGAAAATATAATTTCCCTTACCTTTACATTGACGGTTACAAGTATTGGACGATGGGAGATCCATTCGAGACGACTTGGATTCTGAACAGGCAGAAGGTTTTCAACGAGTTCGACTTTCTGGAGTGGCCGGTACCGCGAATCTATTCGAATCAGGAAATGGACGTGATGGCGAAGTCTATCATGTTCACGTTCAAGGACAGAAGATTCTTCGAGGCAGGCATTGGAAACGGAGATTTTGTCTCCTACACCAAGATAAAGCCGGAAATGTATTATGGAGTTGATCCAAGCAAGAAAGCTATCAAGCAGTTCAGAGAGAAGGCCACAGGGTTCTTCCGCAGATGTTCTACTATTTCTTTTGAGGAGGCGATAAAGAAATGGATGTCGGCAGACAGCGTTGTGGTAGCCCTTTTCGGTACGGCTTCCTACTTCATGCCTCAGTATCTTCGCAAGCTGGGCGAGAGTGGTTTGGATTATTGTCTTATGTTCTACAAGGATGATTACACCCCTGCAGAGTTCGAGGAAATGCACCATTTCACCTACGACAGAATGCAGCTGAAATCGATGTTCCCAAATTGTAACATATACAATCACAAGAATTTCGTAACCATTTCAAGTAAAAAAATCACCTGGCAACAGGCAACAGTAGAAAATGAATTATTCCCAGTATGATAAAATAGCAAGTAAGTACGACACTTTGTTTCGTGACGAAACGAGTCTCGTTGAGAACCGTGAGGTGGGGCACATGCTCCCACCTCTCAACGGTTCAATTCTAGACATTGGATGTGGTACTGGCTTGCTTACAGAGATTGCAGAAATCGACCCACAGGAATACCTAGGAATTGATCCTAGTAAAGGAATGTTGGAACAGTTCACTAACAAATACCCTGCCTATAAGGATAGGGTTGTATGTGAGCCTTTCGATGGGAAGAACTTGGATTGCAGGAATTTCGACAATATCGTAGCATTGTTTGGTTCCCCATCTTATCTTTCCCGGTATGCCGTTCTGGCAATATCGCAGTGCAAGGCTCGCAAGTTCTTGATGTTCTACAAGGAGAAGTATCATCCGGTCACTTACGAGAAGTGTGATGTAGAGTTCAGGCATTTCTTTTATTCTAAGAAAGTCTTGTGCAGTCTTTTTGGTGAAGAAAACGTATCAGAGTATCACAATTATTTAATAGTAAATTGCGTATGACATCACAGAAAGGTTTGCGTTATGATGGCAGTATTGATAAATACCCCATCACAGAAGGCGAGATTTACAGTTTAGGCAATGGTAGCAAGATTACCATTGCCGATATTACTTTGGGGCTTCCGGAGTTTTCAAAGAATGCCGATTGCGTATTCATCGACCCGGCAGGAAGTAAAGGTGTCCTCAAAGCGTATTATACCAAGGCGGAGAAGCAATGCCCAGTTGACAATTTTGACGAGTTCGTTGCCCACATTAAGAGGTGCATCGAGCAGATTAATCCGGACAGACTATTCGTCGAGTGCTTCTACAGAAATAAGAAGCAATTGGTTCCTATGGTAGAATCGTTGTTCCCTCATGTAAAAATCTACGAGAACACTTATTATCATAAGCCAGATTGCAAGTGCTGGATTATCCAAGGCACCAAGCAGGCAGAAGACTGGGGACTCCAGGGAATGGATGAATGGGATGCGGTGTTCAAGATTTGTAAGGATGTTCCGTTCAGCTCTATCACAGACTTCTTCATGGGGCAAGGACTTGTTGCCCAAGCAGCCTATGCCGCAGGTAAGGTTTTCTATGGTAGCGATATGAACAGAAACCGTTTGGCTGTAGCCATCAGCAAGATAGCCAAGCGAGGTGGAGAATGGACAGTAACTAAATAATTACGCATATGATTAAACTCTCTCAGATTATCATCCTCAATGTTCCGAAGCGAGAACGTGAGGGCAAATACCTTAAGAAGTTGATAGAGACTAGCACTAAGCCCTATGGCATCCCTGTCAGCATCTCTATGGACCGGGGTAAGGGTCTTTGGGACAATTATTCCCAAGCGTTGACACAAGAGGTAGCGGAAGGAACCCATCGTATGGTTATCCACGATGATATTACCTTTGACCGCAATATTCTTGCCAAGATTTTACATATTCTCTCTTTTGCTCCAGAAAACAACGTTATCAGTTTCTACAATCCAACAAATGGTGACTATACTGATTGTTACGCAAAGGGCAAGCACGTTATTTCTACAAAGACAAATTTCTGGCTGCAGGCTAGCGTATATCCAAATGACCTGGCCAAGGACTTTGTTGAAACTTCAAACAAGATGACGGATGATCAGACACGTTATGATGATTCGCGCCTTAAGGCATACCTTCAAGCAAAGGGTATCGACCTTTACGCTATCGTTCCCGGTCTGGTTCAGCATTTCGGTGCATACAGAAGCACATTCAACAATCCAGGCGCCGTAGGTGGCATTCCTAGAAATAGCAAGACCTACGACAACCAGTTTGATGTAGAGTCTGTAGATTGGGAGAGTGAGTTCAAGAATCCTTATTTGGCTAAGTCAAGCAAGGATTGGGTTAAGGAAATCGTAAACAAGGAATTTCTCGATGAATACAAAAAACTCTAAGGAAAATCTAGCCTTGAAATTGGCAAAGGACAATATCGAGGTTGAGCAGGTGAAGCCGCTGCATATTGAATACGTCAAGGTTGATGACATTTATCCGAATGACTATAACCCTAATACGCATGATGCAGACAGTTTTGACCTTCTCATCAAATCATTGCTCTATTTCGGATTTACTCAGCCTATCGTTGTCAACCGCTCGACGATGCAGATTGTGGACGGAGAGAACAGATACCGTGCCGCCTGCGTCATCGGATATGAGATGGTTCCTGTATGCTTTGTTGATTTCGACGAAGAGAAGTTGAGATATGCAACAATCATGCACAATGCCGCTCGCGGTCACAACAACAATGAAATGATGGGCAGGCTTAAGGATTACCTTGACACCCATTTCAGTAATTCTAGCGACAAGGTATTATTAAACAATAGAAATAAGAAATGATATTTTACAGTGACAAAAACGTTTATGAGGCAGCTCTTGAAAGATTCAGATATATCTTTCGGGAGTTTTATGGTAAGCGTAAGATTGTCGTAACGATGTCGGGAGGAAAGGATTCTACCGTGGTTCTTAACCTTGCGCATGAGGTTATGAAGGAGATGGGAATTGAAAAGATTCCCGTCCTCTTCTTAGACCAAGAGGCAGAGACTCCAATGACTATCGAGTATATACGATACATCATGCACTTGCCGTGGGTTGAGCCGTATTGGATTCAGTCATACTTCCAGGAATGGAATGCCTCAAAGGGAGAATGGTTCAATGTATGGGGGCCAGGAGAAAAGTGGATTCGTGAGAAGGAGCCAGATTCTTATGGCGATTTGGAAATCCCTCACAATCAGTACTTCTCCAAGACCCTCGATCAGGTACACAGAATGCTCTTTGGCAAAGACTACCTAACTTTGGGCGGTGTCCGTATCGAGGAATCGCCGGCACGTTTGTCGGGTCTTACTAGAGGCGAGTGCCTTCCAGGTATTACGTGGGGAGGTGGTGGCGGATATTATAAAGACGGCACACCGAGAAGTCTGGTGCTCTACCCTATTTGGGATTGGAAGGTTTATGATGTATGGTATTACATCTTCAGCAACAAGCTTCCGTACTGCAAGCTCTATAACTATCAGTTCACGCAGAAGCCACTCAGAGCGTGCCGAGTTAGTTCCCTCATTCATGAGCAGGCTATCCACGACTTAGGTTTCATCAAGGAGGTTGATCCATGGTTCTACGATAAGCTGGTGCGAAGAGTAGCAAACGTCAATACGTCTGTGCACGTCTTTAATGAAGTAGCAACATATTGCTATAATTTGCCACCTTATTTCAAGGATTGGGATGAATACGTTGACTATCTTGCAGATAATCTTTGTGAGGATAAGAAGAATGCAGAGACTATCAAGAAGGGTTACCGTGCTGCCAAGAAGAGAAATGCAGCTAAAGCCGGTCATTGCCAGGAGTGCATTGATTATGTAATACATCAGATTGGCTACACAAGTGCCGTCTGCGTAATTGCGGAAGATTTCGGAATGAAGCGCATTCAGAGCGTAGAGCGTTCTTTGCGTCAGTATTTGAGCGACAATTATGTTAAAATAGAAAAAGCTAATAAGGAATATGAATCTTCAAGAGAACATCAAGAAGGAGTTTGATGCTGCCAAGGATAAGGTGCAGTTTTTGAACGACCTCAGAAAGTATATCAGTTCCTTATCTCCGGAGAAAGTCAACCCTGTAGATTGCGTGCTTTGGGTTGACAAGGATATGGTTGTAGCAAACAACTACAACCCTAATCATGTGGCAGATAAGGAAATGCGTCTTCTCTATACATCCGTGAGGGAAGACGGTTACACAATGCCTATCGTTACCATTTGGGATGAGAAGCTGCAGAAGTATGTAATCATCGACGGTTTCCACAGAAACCTCGTTATTCGCAAGTTTGCGGACATCAATGAGCGATGTGGCGGAAAGCTGCCGATTGTAGTCCTAGACAAGGACATCGACCAGCGTATGGCATCAACCGTAAGACACAATCGTGCCCGTGGAAGTCACTCTGTCGATGGAATGGTAAACATCGTCTTCAATATGCTCAGAGATGGTGTTTCGGAGCGTGAGATTTGCGAAAAGGTAGGTCTGGAACAGAAAGAGCTTGTAAAGCTTAAGTATGTAACCGGCTTTGCCAAGATTTTCAAGAACTATAAGTATAATGCGGCTATCGAAAAGGTTGTCGACGAGAGACGCGTAGCAAGAGAGACAGCCAAGAAGAAGGAGGATAAGAAATGAAAGTAAAGTCAGTTAAACTCAGTGAAATCTTTCCTTACTATGACAACCCTCGTGACAACACGAATGCGGTTGAGCCTACGAAGGAGAGTATCAAGCGTTTTGGATTCGTTAAGCCTATCCTCGTTGATAAGGCAGGTGTAATCATTGCCGGTCACACAAGATACGTGGCTGCTTACCAGTTGGGTATGGAGTTCGTTCCTGTCGTTTACTCGGATATGGATGACGAAATGGCAAAGAAGTACCGCATCCTCGATAACAAGCTGGCAGAGAAGTCTTCCTTTGATGAAGACCAGCTTTTGGAGGAATTGCGCAACATGGAGGTTCCTACCGATATGCAGGCATTCTTCTTTGAGGACATCAACCAGATGCTCAACTTTTCACTCGACAGCATCAATCAGCAGGCAGAAGAGTATGGTGGCTTCCAGGAAGACTATTCCCAGGTGGAAGATGAGAACTTCGAGGCTCCATCAAATGAAGAGGCTGGTGAAAGCGAGGAAGCTCCTTCGGATGAGGAGGAAGACCCTGCCAAAGATTTGTTCGTTCTCAAAGAGCGCGAGGACGGTTCACATTATATGAAGGTCGTTTGCCCATATTGCGGAAATATGGAAACAATAGAAATTGATGATTAACAGGTATGGAAGAGATTAAGATTAATGACAAGGTAATTGAGTTACCTGTTGACAGTATCGTGCCTCATGACGGTTCGCACAAGACCGACGAGACGGCAGTACAGGCAATCATGCAGTCCATCAAGGATTTCGGCATCACTCAGCCTATTTCCGTTGATAAGAACAACGTGATTGTAACCGGTAACGGTGTGTATAAGGCTGCTAAGGCATTGGGAATGGATAAGGTTCCATGCATCCGTGTTGACTATCTGACTGATGAGCAGATTAAGCAGTATAGAATCGCTGATGACAAGACGTCCGAGTTTGCCACTTGGAACGAGAAGAAGCTTCGCAAGGAGCTCTCCTATCTCGGTGATCCTAACAGCATTCAGTTTGCTTTCGATGAGAGCATTGCTGGTATGCTTGGACTCAATGCTAAGCCAAAGGAACAGAAGCCTGCGGCCGCACCTTCAAAGGCTGAGACTAATCATACGGCTAAGAAGGTCGTAACGGAAGCCCAGAAGGACCAGAAGTTCAAGGAGGAAATGAAGGGCGTTGAGGAGAATATCCAGGTCAAGCCTTCAGAGTATTATGAGTATAATTGTTCCGCTTGCGGTAAACTAGTAAAAGTTAAGAAGCCATGACAGATGAATCATCACAGCCGAAAGTAAAGTCTTTCGTACATAGAATCCCCAATCCTGTTGGAAGACCATATAAGATTAAGTCTTCTCAGGAATTATGGGATAAGTTTGTAGCTTACTGTGATGATGTTGAAAACGACCCTTGGCAGCAAAAGACTGGTAGCAATTCCATTGCAGGTGGCAGCGGCAAATCCACAAATTCCATGAGACAAGAGGTAAGGGTTTTCAGAAGAGCCTATACCCTTGTCGGATTTTGTGCTTTCTGTGGCATCGTTCAGAAATGGGCGGATTTCAAGAGAGGTAATCTTAAGAGACCAGGCTTTGAGCAGGTGATAACACAGATTGAGAATGTCGTGATGGCCCAGCAGATTGACGGCGCTATGCTTCATCAGTTTGATTCCAGCATTGTTGCAAGGCTCAACGGATTGGCAGATAAGCATATTCAAGAAGTAACCGGTAAGGATGGCGAGGACTTCAAGTTCCCTAAGCTGTCCTTGGATGATATTAAAGAATTACAGAAGATAAATGGACTTTGAGAAACAACGTTTTCTTCATAAGCAGTTAGTGGCATCGTCCCTGCTGCAATTCACTACTAAGATGTTCGCCTATACTGCTCGACGTGAGTATGTAGTAGGCGAACATCACAGGATTATATGTGATGCGCTCATGGATGTGATAAGGGGAAAGACGAATAAGCTGATTATCAACATCAGCCCTCGTTACGGAAAGACCCTCTTGTGTTCACAGATGTTTATCGCATATGGTCTTGCGCTGAACCCTGCTTCAAAGTTTCTGCACATATCTTATTCCGGAAGTCTCGTCCAGGACAATTCTATGGCAGTCAAGGACACGATAACTTCCACATATTTTCAAACACTATTTCCGAATGTCAAAATCAGAAAGAACGATAACACAAGATCAAAATGGAGCACAACGGCAGGTGGTGGTGAGTATGCTACATCTACCTTGGGTCAGATCACAGGTTTTGGTGCAGGTCAGCCAGACTGGACCGAAGAAGACATAAAGAACATGGATAAATTTATGGCTACGTTCAACCCCGGTCACTTTTCGGGAGCCATAGTTATCGATGACCCCCTACGACCGGACGATGCCTTGTCTGATAACGTCAGAGAGTCTATCAACAGACGTTTCGAGACAACCATCCGTAACCGTGTAAACTCACGTCATACGCCAATTATCATCGTCATGCAGAGGTTGCACGAGCACGACTTGTGCGGTTACCTTCAAGAGATTGAACCAAATGAGTGGAAGGTTGTTTCCCTCCCGGTCATACAGACAGACGAGGACGGAAAGGAGCGAGCCTTGTGGCCGTGGAAACATACGTTGGAGGAGCTGTATAAAATCAAGCATGCCAGCGAGTTCGTATTCGAGACACAGTACATGCAGAACCCTACCCCTATGGAAGGTCTTATGTACCATGCCTTCAGAACATACGATGTGCTGCCGGACAGAAGGTATGCAAGAATGATTGGCAACTACACCGACTCGGCAGATACCGGTTTCGACTTCCTTTGCTCTATATGCTTCGATGCACACGATGACGGCTACTATGTTACCGATGTTCTATACACCAAGCGACCGATGGAATACACGGAACCAGCGCAAGCCAATATGGTTAAGCGCAATCAGACAGACGTGTGTTTCGTTGAAAGCAACAACGGTGGCCGCTCTTATGCCCGCAATGTCGAGCGCATAACAAGGGAACACGGAAACAGAATCACCCAGTTCGTAACGTTCACGCAATCGAAGAACAAACAGATTAGAATCTTCACTCGCTCCAGCGAGGTAAACAATAAACTAGTTTTCCCTTCTAATTGGGAACAGTTGTGGCCGGAGTTCGCCCACGATATGAAATCCTACAGAAAGGAAGGATATAACGCCCACGATGATGCGCCGGACGCTTGTACGGGCATCATAGAGAAGTGTGAGGAGTGGCTTAACAATGCTACCGATGCACAGCTCAGACGTGGCGGTTTCTTGTAATTTTTTTTGCCATGTTAGATAGGCGTTTGCTCGTGAGAGTAGGCGCCTTAACTATTTGGATATCAGTCTATTATAATTTAGTATTTTTAACTAAAAAAGTCGTTTGTAAATTTGCATATATCAGAAAATTTTCGTACCTTTGCATATAGATAAGAGGTAGTACTTTTGGTTATCCAGAGCCTACCTTATAAGTTGAACCAATTAAAATTATAAAGATTATGAAGAATTTAGTTTATGCTCGCTTTGATGAAATGACAGTTAATGAGGTTTCAGAGCTTATGAGAATAGCATCTGGCAAGATGGCAATCAATGTAGTTTCAGTTGCACCTACATTGTTCCGAGTTTCAGCATATGGTATATTTGACGGAGACGCAGAGGACTGGGGTTTCGAGAGTGCAGACTGCGGAATGTTCCAGGGAGAAGAGGTGTTCGAGGCAACCAAGAAGTTGTACGAGACCACCATCGCTTAAATAGTAAAAACAGACGTTGAACCAATTAAAAATAAAGATTATGAAACATTACAGCAAATTCGTTATTGATACAGTAGAAGAGTTGAAGAAGGAAATCCTCGTTAACTATGGATATGGTGAAATTAAACAGATAGTTGAGGGAATTGCGGCAGACGAGGAGACAGCCAAAGTGTTTCTTAACACAGACTTCGGTGAGAACCTTGTACCAGACGGAGTAACTCCTTACTTGGAATCAATGGTAACGGTTCAGATAAACGACTTTGATGAGCTTCTTTTCAAGGCTTTACGATACAAGGGAGATGAGAAGACTACTTATTACGTTGACATCAAGTCTTCAATTACAAACAAAGATTATCGCCTTGTGGAAATTGAGGTTCCTAGCAAGAGATACGCTAAGAGATTGAAGAGAAATGCACAGATGATTGCTTTGTGTAAATACATGTTGTGTGACATTTAAACTAAGTTTAAGATATGAAACGGATATCAATGGAAGAGATAGAAAAGACGAGAAAATATTTGGCTAATCTTCGTTATAATAGAGGAAGAGACATTTCGATAAAGGAGGTTTAGTTATGAGCGGTCTTTTTGAAACAAAGCTTCTCAAATACAAGAAGCACATCATCCAGGTTTTTGAGGATATGTTCGGTCAGAGATACGTCTATATCGACGGCAAGACGCAGACTTATTCTATTAACAATGCAAAGAGAATGATTAGCCTATGTTGTCAACAGTAATATTCACGGATGGCGCCCAGAAGAATGTGGAGCCATCCAACGGAACGGATTTCTCATTGGAGGAGTTGAGGGGATTTGTAGGTGGACACATCGAGTTGGTCCGACTCAGCAAGTCGCAGGTAATGGTAGTTAATGAGGAAGGCAAGGTTTACGACCTTCCTCAGAACGAGAACGCCACGATGCTTGTGAACATAGCAGGTATCAGAGACGTAATAGTAGGTAATGTATTAGTTTGTGACATCAATAAAATCAAGTAATATGGATAAGAATGATTTGATGAAGTACCTCGTAGAAGAGGCAGAGTATAGTGAGAGTGAAGTAGCCGAAATGACTAACACGGAGTTGCTGGATCATTGGCTGGAGTACAACGGAATTTGCGGTTACACAGAGGACATTAAAGAAGTTATTGAGGCTGCTTTTGATGTAGATTTGGAGGACTAGCCATGTATAAAGAGAATATAGGAACAGACAGATATGGGCGCACGATGCGCCTATATCACTCCTGCAACACTGTCTATTGCGACCACGTCAAAGACGGAAAGGTTGTAAGGACCAAAGAGGTGCAAGTGGACGACGATGTTATCTCGCTGTTTAATGCCCCTCATACTAGCGGAGCTTATATTTATGATGAAATTTACAGAAGATACGGGATATGGCTATGAAAAAGATTATCACCATTGAAGTAGAAAGCTCTAGTGTAGAGTGCTATAGTAGCTTCTATACGGACCTGGAGTCTTTCGTCACGCACAGAGTGAATGGTACTCCATTGAGAATTAAAATAACCTCAGATATTAAGTAGCGTATGAAACCAATGTTAGCAACAAGATATTATCCGTCACAGACGAAGTTTCCTTGCTTCGCCCAGCCTAAGTACGATGGAGTTCGTTGCATCCTTCATGAAGGAGAAGACGGAGAGATTCACCTCACATCGAGAGGCGGTAAGGAATACGATGTTCCTCAGATTAAGGCTTGGGGAGAGAAACACCGCGGTATGCTTCCTTTGGATGGGGAGATATACAACCACCAGGAATTGACCTTCCAACAGATATGCTCTGCCGTCAAGTGCCGTTCTGCTATGACTGACAAGCTACGTATGGTTATCTACGATGCACAGATTCCGGGAAGCTTTTCTGCCAGATGGAAAGTTCTGCAGGAGGAGTTTGCTTCCATTGATCCAAATGGATCGGTGTATCTTACGCAGACTTTCGTTGCCCATTCAGAGAAGGACATCAAGCGATGGCACAAGATATTCGTTTCCACCGGTTACGAGGGTGCCATTATCAGAAATGCAGATGGAACCTATACCGAGGGCAGAAGCAATGACCTTATGAAGCTGAAATCGTTCGACACGACGGAGTTCAAGGTGGTCGATGTTTTGGAAGCGGAGGGCAATGATGCAGGTACCGCTATATTCAAACTGAAGTGTGGAGAGTACGAGTTCTGTGCCCGCCCGGTAGGTTCAAGGTCACTCAGAGCTCAATACTTAGCCGACAAGGAAGAATTGATAGGTATGGCGGCGACTGTTCAGCATCAAGGGTATTCTGACGCAGGAGTGCCGAGATTCCCGGTATTGTTGAACATTAGGGATTACGAGTAATGGCAGCATTAAATATTAACGAGTATTACGGCTGCTTCTCTTGCGAGGCTGCTGACGAGCACGGGAATGGTTGCAGGCACGGTCTGCTGTTCCCGGTACTGCTTGCGATGGGAAACAAGAGAAGCTGCCCAAACTATAAATTCGAGGAGAAATAACTATGGAAGTAAAGGTTAAGATTAAGAGAAATTATGAGCCAAAGTCAACTCTTGCGGTTCTCATTAACTATAAGAGAGGGCTGCAGAGATTGGTAAAATTCACATACCCGGATGATTGGGATATTGACAAGCTCGATTTGTACATCAATTCACACAGCGAGTTCAATGTAAGAAATGTGCGTTTTTCAGAGGACATTAGCATGATGCGTATGAAAGATAATCTGGAGGAAATCAAGAAGCTGGGCTATCGCATTATCAGCTTGACACAGACGTATGGGTACATCTTAAGAAAGGATGGTAAGTTCCTGTCGTATAGCCTTGCTAGATACTCCTATGAGGGAGGCATCAATTTTATCTATAATTACAAGCCGTCGAGAAGCCAGGGAATGGGCTCCATCCAGGGAGGCCCTGAGTTCGGATATCACGAGTTCTCCAATGAAATGATTGACAAGATGATGGACCACCCGAAGCTTTACGGTAAGGTCGAGCACTACAAAGATTTCAATGAGTACCGCCTGCTGAATGCTGGGCGAACAAAGGCACTCAAAAAAATAATCTGATTTTTTGGTTCAACACAATAAAGTATCATATGATGCGTTATTAATCTGATAGACGGATTATTAACTAAAGCTTAGCTACCGGCATGACGGGCGCATCATATGGGAAATAGAAAATTTGTTCCACAGGTAGGAAACCATCTTGGAACTATCTCGAACATTTTAGCTGTTGTTTCATTTATAGCCATAATAGGTTCAATTATAACTTGGATAAACGCCTTGAATACTTCTGGCGGTTATGGATATGAAAGTTCAAGTATTAGTAGCGTACAGGCATTTGGCTACGTTATTGACTCATTGCTTTGCCTGGTAGGTTCTTTTGTACTCAGAGGATTCTCGTTTATCGTGAAAGCAGCTGTACGCTATCTTGATGAGAAAGGTGAGTTTGATGAAAAGTAGAATGTAATTGCTATGTCATCAAAACTTATAGTAGATCAAAAGAACGTAAAGTATCTTTTTCAAGATAAAAAAGCTACGTTCTTGATTCCTGATTATCAGCGTCCGTATGCTTGGGGAGAAGACGAATGTAAGGTCTTATGGGAAGACCTATTTTCCTTTTCATTCCCAAATAACAACTGCGACAGCTTCGATTCTTCAGAGAGTTACTTTCTCGGTCCTATAGTAACATTCCGTAATGACGAAGGGAAACTTGAAATCATTGACGGTCAGCAGCGTCTTACGACCTTGCTTCTCTTACTGCGAGCTTTCTACAATCGTCTGGAACACATGAAAGACAATCGTTCAATCAAGATGCGAGAGGATATAGAAAAGTGCATTTGGAGAGCAAACGAGTTCGGAGAATATGATCCAAACGACTTGAAGATAAATTCGGAGGTTGCAACTGATAACGACAAGGAAGAGTTTATGGATATTCTTAGAAAAGGAACATCAGAAGGAAAAAGTCGGTATGCGACCAACTTCAGATACTTTCAAGACAAGATAGGAAAATTCATTGAAGAATACCCTTCTTTCTTTGCACTATATCCAGCTCGCATACTCAATAACTGCGTACTACTTCCGATAGAGGCTGAGTCGCAAGATACTGCTCTTAGGATATTCTCGACGCTTAATGATAGAGGTAAACCATTGTCTGACTCAGACATCTTCAAGGCACAGCTCTATAAGTTTTACTCATCCATCGGAAAGAAGGAAGAGTTTATCACTACATGGAAAGAGCTTGACGAACTCGTTACAAAAATATTCCACCCATATCGTGGAACACCTTTGGATGAGTTGTTTACACGCTATATGTACTACGAGAGGGCTTTGCTGACGAATCGTAGTTCTATGACAGAAGGACTTCGAAAGTTCTATGAGAAAAATGGATATGTCCTACTTCGACGAGAGCAGACTTTAGAGAATCTTGTCTTGCTTGCGGACTTCTGGAAAGATGTATATTCTCAGAACGAAGATCGTTTTTCCGTGGATGTACTAAAGCGCTTGTTTGTATTGAATTATGCGCCTAACAGCTTATGGACTTATATTGTATCGGTATATTTCATGCACTATAAGAATGCTGAGAATATGCTAGACAACGAGAAGTTCTATCTGTTCTTGAATCGTTTGACAGGCTTTATCTGGGCATACGCTATCAGTAACCCAGGAATAACAGCCTTGCGAGCACCGGTCTTTAACGAAATGGTGAATATCATAGAGAACAAAGAGATTGCTTTCGAGAACTATCTATTTCAAGAGGAATTGTTCCGTTCGCAATTCACCAACTTCAGTTTTTCAAACACTCGTGCGATTACGAAGTCGATGATTGTGTGGTGGGCATTCTCTTTCGATAGCCAGGAATTGCTTCCTCTTGACGCAACATATGATATTGAGCACATCTTCCCAAGGAACAGACAAGTCAAGGAAGGTGGATTGTCGAGTGACGAGGTTCTTGAAATGTTGGGAAACAAATCGGTATTGGAGCGAAGAGTTAATATTCGGGCATCCGATTACAGATTTGCTGACAAGATTAAGTATTATAATGGTGAGTTCAAATCCACAGGCGAGAGGATTGGAACTAAGATACACGAATTACGAATGCTGTCACAGACGTTGACAGATTTTACAGAAACGGATATTAGAGAGCGCACGTCAAGAATGCTTGATAAGTTTATCTCTTATCTCAAATCTAACTCTCTGATTTCCAGCAAATTAAATTCGTAATTTAGGTTAAAGGATTTGGTAATTTGACAAAAAAGTCGTACCTTTGCATATAGATAGAAGGTAGTAATTTTGTCTAAGAGCCTACTATATAGGGCAACTGTGAGTTACTACCTGCCGAGGGAATTAAGACCGGGACGCTGGTCTCCCAAGGAGTCTTTTCAGGGCGTAACGAGCGGCTGCCCTTCTTTATTAAATGAGCTTGAAGGTTGCATATTAAAAGACTATGGCAACAAACGCAGACATGAGCTTGAAAGAGTTCGCAAAGGAAATGCTGGTCGAAGTTAAAAAGGACCAGGAGTGGTTAACAAGACAGAAGGAAATCATGGGTGATCTCCAGGAGAGAATCGATGAGTGCTTCAAGAGAGTGCAGAAGTGCGACATGACAAAGGGTGTCTATTCAACTACGCAGATGGCGAAGGAGTTGGGCATGAGCAGCGCACAGAAGCTGTACGAAGAGCTGAAGGAGGTTGGCCTTGCGTTCAACCAGGGTTATGAGTGGATGCTGACAAGTCCCTACTCCACCTATCAGCTAACTGAGGTGACTACCCACATCATCAAGGGCAAGTACACAAGAAGACCTCTTTGGACGGAGCGAGGCAGACGCTGGCTTCTCGCATTGAAGGAGAAGAACATTATCTGCAACCTGCCGAAGCCGAGAGTGCCGAAGGCTGTTGAGAAGTGTATTGCTTCTCAGTCTGGCGAGAAGAAGGAAGAGGTCAAGGTCGAGCCGCCAACACCGCTGATGAAGAAAGCCGAGACGCTTAAGGATGAAATCAACTGCCTTTTGAGTCTCATCACGGAGGTCGGAAAGGGAGAGACGATGCTCCTTATGGGAGACATTATGACAATCTCCACCACCATCAGTGAGCACGTGAGCACATTGGCTTTCGAGGCTTACAAGACATTAAATGCACCAGCGAGGGCTTGAACCAATTAAAATTCGAAAAAAGATTTGGATTTTCCAAAATAAAATATTACCTTTGCAGCGGTAAAGGAGAAAGATAAATAGGGATTGGATAGACCTCTCACACGTCGGTCTTCGGATGCAGACTTCGGGAGGGTTTCCAATCCCTTGCTTTTTAGTTTAGTAATCTCATAGTATAAAGGATATTTTCACTTGTAAGTTTAGCCTTACATTCTATTCGTTTTCCTTGATAAGTAGCATGGAATACTTTGAACTGAAAATCATGATGGTTACCTTCCTCAATCCTGTCAAATGTTGCTGTAGGAAACCATTCGTTTACATCGGCTGCAACTTGTATTGTTTCGCTAAGTCTTCTATTTCTAATATTCTTTGCCATCGTTTCAGAAAAGAAATTTCGTCCTACCACAAATTCCTCATTATTATTATTGAGATAAAGTCTTCTAGCCGTTTGACCGTCTGGTAGCTCTACCTCTCTAAATTTTGTTTGCATTGTCTCATTAATGAATTCTCGAAGTCTTGCCCTCACCTCTGGTGAGTTCTGTGCAGCTATTCGAACTTGCCTTTGTGACCTTTCAGAGCGAGCGTATTGGGTGATATAGGATGATTGCTTCACCTTATCTTTATTATCATTTACCCAATTTGTGAAGTTCTTAGGCATAGCATTGCTTGGCTGTTTCCCGCTCCAATACTCCTTTTCACTCATAATTACCGGGATGGCATAGCACATACAATTCACGTGCCAACCAACCCAAGGAAAATAACTCGGATAGACACCTGCAAGCAAATCACACATATCGTGCTTATGGCTAGGATTGTTGGTTGTCTTTATTTCCTTGCCTTTAATGTAGTCCATCCTAGCCCATCTTTCCTGCTCGGCAGAACGGTAGGCCATGTTTATCTCGTTACGTGCCAGGCGAACGCTTCTGTACTCGCAGTTCTGAATAGTTATGGCTTTGCCGTATTTCTTCTTATAGTCTTTGGCAAGTGATGGATAATCATTAAGGTACTTGCTGACCTTCTTGCTGAGTTTAACAGCACTCATACCCTTCTCTATGCCGACAGATAGAGATTTCTCCAGAGCCTCCTTGACATCATCCCTCTGGTTCCATATTCTTTCTGAAAGACCGAGACCTTTAATCTTTCTCTCCATGAAAGCCTTCTTGGCTGCATTATTGTGCTCAAAGTAGGCTTTCTGCTTCGCGTCTGCTATCTTCCTAGTAAAGGTGCCGATTACCCTCTTGGCAAGTAGGTCCTGCAGCGTGTTACTGTTCTTCCATTCGTCCGATATGCCATTATAGACCAATGCCTGCATATTGTTTGAATAGTAATCCAGCAAGGCGTTCACCTTCTTTTCTGTTCTAGGGTAATCATCAAAAGAGAACTCGCCATCCCCATCGAAGTCGGTGGAGGTGGCGATTTTAGCGGACTCCTTAGCAAGAGTATCATAGATGGAAATGATTTTCCCGGTATAAGCGTTCAGTCTCTTGCCAAGGTCTTTATATGCCTTTTTCTGATTAGGCAGTTTTGGCTTTTTCATACAAGTTCATTTTAAAGTGTTTGCAGCAATCCCAGTTGAGAAGAACGCTCCATTCTTGATATGGGCATTTGGCTAGGATAGGTTGACCTTTAAGGCTCATACTATGGAAGTCAGTAGCATGAGCACATTCACGGCAGAAGTGCCGTTTCTCTTCTTCCTTCTTCTTTCTCATAGCTATTCCTCCGAGAATAAGTTAGGCATAGAAGCTGCTGTTCTGGTTGCCTCGGCTTCGTCCTCTTCGAGAATCTCTTTGTAAGTAGCGTCTGGGTCGTCGGAAATGCCAGCACGTTTGATTGACTCTTTCTGGCTGATGATTGGCTTGTTTCCGTTGCCCTTCATCCACTTTTCAATTTGGGTCATCTCGTCCTCTTGGATGAATGGAGTAATGATGTGCTCTACCGTAATCTCATCCATCCTAGCCTCCCATTTCGTATTCATCTTGGCAAGGAAAGCCTTTATGACGTTAGTCTCTCTCTCGAAGCCTTCAATCCAGGCACCAGTCTCCTCTCCTATCTTAAGATGGGCATCCATGAGGAGTGTCTTTCTTGAATCATAGCCGATATTGCCAAGACTCTTCAAATTCTCGAAACTGATGTCCGGCATCTGAGACTGCATGAAGAAAAGCTTGACGAGAGTGTCAACGTGATACTTAAGAGCCTCGATAGCCTGCTGCCAAGACACGTAGCTAACATCGCCATCTTCGCTGACTCTATACACCCTCTTACTCTCTCCCTTTCGCTCCATTCCAACGATGGCACCGGCAATCTTCAAGACAGGAGCGGAATTGTATGCCACAACATCGCTGTTTCGGGAAATGGTGTACTCGATATTCTCACGGATAGGTTTCAATCCTTCCCAGCATGGCTTGTGCCGGTACCAGAACACGGCTGGAATCTTGTCGATAGAAATTTCATTTTCATCCACCAAATTCCATCCGGACTCTTCATCGTCTGAAGACAGGTCCCACTTGTAATGATGGTCTGCCGTATAGGTCTCGAAGAAGGTGTGCTCTGTGTCAGTAACCTTACGCTTATACTCGAATGACAGAGCAAGCAAGTCGTCATACTCGTCAAAGTAAGGATAGATGTCAACTCCGTCCATTGGAGAGAATGTCTTGCATTTCAGTTTGTACTGACTGTCGAAGCCGTAGAGCTTGTTAGACTTCTTCTGCGTGTACCAAAGCGTGAACATCTGACAAGAGGCGTAATAGCACTTTGCTCTGTGCATGTTCACGGCATCAATGTGTGCACAGGTGTAGATTTTCTCGATGGCACGTACAATCGTCTTCAGTTCCTCGTCAGCCTGATCATACGTATATACACGCTTGACCGGTATAGCCATTGTGAACTCAGAGATTCTTCTAGTAAGAAGTTTCTCCAATCCGATAGGTAATCTAGCCGCTTTTTCTACTATTCCGTCATCAAGTGTTCTGTCCTGTCTTCCCACGTGGTCTTCTACGATTTCATGGAGCATAGGCTCATACTCAGATAACAGGGTACTCCAAAGTGGAATATCCAGCACGCGTTGTTTCAGCTCTCCTATGATGCTGCCAACGTCATTTCTTTTAAAAAGTTCATTAAAGTCTATCATAATCTTCTAACTTTTGATTTGGCAAAATTACAGATATATTCGCATATATTTAACGTATTTAGTATTTTTAACTAAAAAAGTCGTTGGTAAATTTGCATATATCAGAAAATTTTCGTACCTTTGCATATAGATAAGAGGTAGTACTTTTGGATATACAGGAGCTACCTTATAAGTTGAACCAATTAAAATTATAAAGATTATGAACAATTCAGTTGAAACAAAGAAGGCAGAGGTTAGAAAGAACATCGAGTATATGTTTGATTCAGCCACAAAGAAGGTTAAGAACATCATTTCAGTTTGCCCTGATTGGGAAGTAGAGGGTATTGACTTAGGCTATAAGTCACTTGTCGTCCACTTGAACTTGAAAGGAGTTGAAAGAGACAGAGACCTGGTGATTCGCTATCAAGCTAAAGTTGGTAATATCCAGGAAGAGTCTTTTAACACCAATATTGCATGCTGCGGAAGCTTTGACCTTCTGGATGCAAACGACAACCTTAAGTACTACGCAGCGGTTGGCGACATCCTCAACCATAAAGATATGCTTTCCCTCTTGAAAGAGACTATGGTTTACTTCACAAATAAAATTATTGAGTTGCGTAAAGAATATGATAAATTAGACAAGGAGGATTAGTTATGACAAAGCAAGAAGAAATTGATATTCTACAGTCCTTGAAGGGCGATACCTATTTCGCTCAGTTCTTCGGTAGCAAGGACATTGATCAGATGTGTCAGAACATCAATAACGACTTCGCCATTGAAGGCGGATGCGGATTCAGTCAAAAAGCAGAAACTTTAGAGCGAATTAACGCAGACCTCAAAAAGGAGTTTCAGCAGAAAATCCATGATTTGGGAATGGAGCTTATCAAGGTTCTCGACAAGGGATTTGATGAGGATGCCATCTACCAGTTGGTTGAAGGTGAGGTCGGAATTGATGCCATCATCAAGTTCAAGCGTAAGAACAATCTGGACCTTACGGATAAGGAGATAGATTATATGGTATCTAAACTTCCATGATTATGAAGCATATATGTAGTAATTGCATAGCTTCCGAGATATGCTATAGTGAAGGCAAGAAGCCTAATGACACTTGCCTTCACTGGGAATGGAGATATGCAGGTTTATGGTTTGACAATTAAAAAGTAAGACAATGGGAAAAGAGAAAGTTACAGTAAACGATTTGAAGGTTACACTCTCAGAGCTGGGTGTAACATCAGGCTTGAAGCAGGAAAAGATTATTCAACGCCTGCAGGTCAATGGCTGCTTGATTGCAATGGTAACAGATGTATTGGATCAGCTCATCAAGGATGAGCAGTCTATGTTCAAGTTGTTAAATGTTCAGTACAAGCAAGAGCAGAAGATGCACTATAATCAGATGCAGGATGCAGCTAAGAAGTACTACTTCCATCTGAAACCCTTTAACAAGAGCTTCTTTGGTGACGAGAACATTTGCGACAACCTGGAGGATAACGCAAATGACATCTATGAAATCATCAAGCTTCTTGCGGACCACACTAACGACCACAAGGATATGGAAGTGATTAAGAGAAACCTCAGAAAGAGAAAGTTGAACCATCATATTTTCGATTAAGATTATGTCAGTATATAAAGCAAACGTAGATTTATCAGACTTATTTCACGATATGTCTGAAAACTATCAGAAAAGCTTCCTTGTTGAAGAGTTCTGTTCTTTACCTATAGAACGCCAGGTAGAGGTGGTTGGCGAAATGCTAAACAATCTGAACGGACAGCAGGTAGCAAAAGTTATAGAAGACGCTTTTGATAACTTGCATGAGCAAGGTCAAGAGCACGTTATCAACTATGTGAAAGGGTAAAGATATGATGTCCGACAAACAGTATAGAGTTGCTCGCAAGGGTATTGTCGAGCAACTTAAAACCGCTCAGAAGCTTCATTGTAAGCACATGGAGCAGAAGTATAAAGAGGCATTGGAGAAATTAGAGAAACGCTTCTTAAAGCCGGATGCCGTGGGCTGCTTCGATTTGGGCGCAAGGGTATCAAATAGTTATTATCATCTTTAAATGATTAAGGTTATGGAAACAAAAGTAGAAGTAAGAACTATTCCTTTGCATGGGTTGTTCATCCATCGCAAGCAGGTTTGGCGTTCACTAGGTAAGCTGAGAGCAGAAAGTCATTCTACATCAGCACAGAAAGTATATATGAATGAGTATGGCACAGAAGTATATACCGAAAATGCCGATTTCATAGATGGTTTGAAAGTCACTCCTTATACTGTGACTTTTACGATTTTGACACGTGTACTTGGAATACTCGCAGAAAGGGCTATTGAGATTAATGACCCTGCACTAAACATCATTATGATGAACCTCGGACTTTACGAAGGAGTGCATGATAAGAACGCAGGTGAGGTTATATCTAGATTACGCAAGTTAATTGCTGATAACAAAAAAGAGGAGGGCTAATTATGGCAACATCAAGAAAGAAACAATTATGGTATCTTTGGATAGCAAGAGATGAACGTCAACAACATCCAAAATATCATGACGAATTGGAGCTACATGGTAAGCTCCATGTATTTTACGATTCACCAATATTAAAAAATGGCAAATGGACATTGGCAAGACAATTAGGCGGAGAGATACCTTCTTATATGTTTCCTGAGTTAAAGGAATGCTGTTGCCAGAAATTCATAGGCATGATTGGTGATCTGGAAAATAAGCTTCCAAAAGTAATTGAGTTTATTAATATAGACAATAGAAAGGAGTAAGATATGGGCAAATATGCTGTATATGATTCTCACGAAAGAGAATATCCTTTTTCATCAGATTCTTATGAAGAGTGTGAGAAATGGATAGAAGAACATGGTAATGATATTGATATGTGTGTAATTCCATAGGAGGCAAACAATGAAAGAAATTAAAGTAGGCGAAAGAGTAACTATTATTCTTGAAGCTGTTGAACATGTCACTTGTGAAGGATGCTTCTTTAAAGGAGTGCTTGGCTATTGTGGCGCAGCTCCACTTGGATTGAAGTGTCTTCCTGAATATCGTTCAGACAAAAAGAATGTAATCTTTAAAGAAGTTAAGGAGTAAAGCGTATGAAAGCAAAAGATTTAGCAGAAATATTGCTAACAAAGCCAGAAAGCGATGTTTGCATAAAAAGAGAATATGTTATTAACCCTCACGGAGATACTGATTATTGTACGAAAGGTATTGAATCAATCGGTATTAAGGATGGGAAGTTTGTGTTATGTGAAAAGTAAAGCGTATGGTAAAATACATTCCAGGAGATTTGGTTTATATCCATGGAAGTCTTAGAATCATTAACAATTGTGATGGTTACTATGCAACTTACTATGATGAAAACGAAAGCTTACAAGAAGTTAATGTTAATGTGATAGAAGGTATTCCTCTCACTCCTAAGATTCTAGAGAAAAATGGGTGGAACCTTAGTCATGGATTCTACTGGTCTCCAAATGAAGAAGGTGCAGGGGTAGGCTTGTCAAGCCAAACTGGTTATGTTTGGAATGCTTATATGAGAAGCTATCCATTACGTAGTGATATCAACAGTGTATCAGATTTACAGCACCTTCTCTTTGGTCTAGGACTTAACTCAGAAATGGAGGTGTAGGTATGGATGTAATGTATCAAGTTTGTAAATACTGCAAGCATGCAAAACCAACTATAACAGATTTACTTTATTGTGAGATTTGGAAACGGAAGGTATGCGAGCATGAAAGTTGTGACGGAGATTCAGAAAACTATTTTGAATAAGTTATAACGCCTTCGGGTATAAAATAAAGAATATGACAGTACAAGAATTAATTAACGAATTATCAAAGGTAGAGGATAAGACTATGGAAGTTTGCTTTCCTTATTCTTATGGCATACAAGAAAACGGACAACCTCTAAAGATTGACGAGGTATCAGTATATGATGATTGTGTTATACTTTATGATTAACCATCCTGTAAAGGATAAAAAAGTAGTAATATGAAAAAGTTTATTTGTTCAAAGGTCATTATGGCAGAGCCTATGACTATGACAGAAGCACAGAAAGTGCTTGGTAGAGAAATTAAGCCAGCAACCGTTGAGGAAGATGGCTACTTGGTAGAGTACAAGGACGGATATAAGTCTTGGTCTCCTAAGAGTGTGTTTGATGAAGCCTATCGTGAAGTAGGCTCTGTTAACTTCGGTGGTGCTATTGACTTGCTGAAGGCTGGTCTTGCGGTTAGACGCAAGGGATGGAATGGTAAGGGATTGTTTATCGTGAAGCAGGTTCCTTCACATATCACTAGTGACATCATCCCTAATATGCAGTCACTCCCTCAGTCTGCTAAGAGCATCTTGATGAGTCGTGAGAATCCTCACATTGACTATACTAATCAGATGCTTATCATCAATCCTGATGGAAGAGCTGATTCTTGGGTTCCTTCCGTATCTGATGTGTTTGCGGAAGACTGGGAAGTTGTAACTGAGTAACTAACCACTCTCTCCCTTTTACGGGAGAGGGTAAAAAGAAAGAGAATATGGATAAGGTAAACAAAATAATAAATATTGGCATATACAATACCGACATTATGGTTCACTTTGGAAGTTACGACTATCTAAAGGAGGAATTGATTTCAAGATTTGGTTTAGAAGATGCTCTATCTATTCTTGGAGGAATGAATATTAATAGCAATATCCTTGGAAGAACAGTTCTTCTTAGTACAGGGAATATTATCTTATGGATGTCAAATGTCCCTAAGACTAACAAAGATAAGGGTACTTTGGCGCATGAGATTTACCACGCTGCTTGTGAGATAATGAATAAGATAGACGTACCTCCTTGTTCTGAGAATGAAGAAGCATACGCCTATCTTATTGGTTACATTACCTCAAAGATTGAGGAGATTCTTACTTCGTCTTGCGCTGACGATGTTCAATAACAGTTGTCTTTGGGTGCTTATCTGCATAATTACGAGTACAGATTTGCCCATTGTCTGCTCTACGGCAGATTTCAACAGTAACTTTTTTAACCATAACTTAAATGTACATTTAAAAATCTGGCAATATCGCCATTAAATTTACAGCAAAAGTTATGCCAAAACAAACAAGAATGTATTATGACAAGAGAAGAATTACAAAATGAACTTGGCGATGCTGTCTGTGAGTATTGCAATAAGAACATCATTTCAGAATATAACATTGGTATAGGCTGGCTTTGTGAAGGGTGTTATTGTGAAGAGGCACAAGACGGCTACGCAGCTGAAAATAACATAGAATTGGAGGATTGATTATGGACAGAAATCAAGCTAAAGAACTTTATCAGATTCTGCAAGCTTTCGCAGAAGGAAGGGTGATTGAGTGTAGGACAAAACCAAGTGCTGTAGAAGGCACAGATGTTCCGAATGATTGGACGGAAATGAAACAGATTGAGTTTTGGAATAATACAGAGTACCGAATCAAGCCAGAACCAAAGTACCGCCCTTTCAAGAATGCTGAGGAGTGTTGGCAGGAGATGCAAAAGCATCATCCTTTCGGGTGGGTAAAAGACAGAAATGGTAGTAAATTCGTAATTGAAAATGTAGATTCAAGAGGTTTTGTCGAAGTTTATGATGAGGGTACATGTAATTTTAATGATGTGTTTGAATTTTGCACCTTTTCCGATGGAACTCCATACGGTATAAAAGAGGAGAAATAGTTATGGCATGGTTAGCTGTTGATAAAGATGGTACAGAGAATATTTATTATCTGAAACCAGAAAGAAAAAAAGAGTATTGGGTCGCAGAAGAAAATCAGCCTCAATGTTATAGAGATATAATTGAACTTCCTCATGGCAGTATCAAGAAACTCATCGGAAGAGAATTGTCTTGGCAAGATGAGCCAGTAGAATTAAAATAAAAAAGGAGGTGTCTCCAGTGAGCACCTCCCAGAAAGAGTTAAAACGTAAGCTTACGATTTACTTATTGATAAAGAAGTGGAATGGTTTACCATGAGCGTACTCAATAGTACCATCCTTTCTGCGGCGAGACCAACAGAAAACTTCAGTACCACTCTCTTTCTTTTGCAAATTAGAAAACATATGAGGCAACAACCTCCTTTCTGGCATTATACACAAAAGCGGAATTGCTTTGAGCACCTTGCATGGAGCCGCCATACAAAGAAAAACCCCAGCACTGGACTGGGGAAAATGTCTTTCGAGCGGAGGGCTAGGAGACTTTTATTGTTGGCGATTTCGCCAGGAGGCTGTTTACCTCGTTTCTAATTTGCGCTGCAAAGGTAGTGATTATTTTAATAACAATAACAACAACAAAGTTAATAAAGTAAAAACAACAGTCTATTTAGACTTTATATAAACATATAAATATGAAAATAGAAAATATAAAGTTCAAGGCTAAACGTCTTGACAATGGCAAGTGGGTAGAAGGTTACTTTTATGCCGAATGTGGTAACACTTACATCATCGAGGATAGGCAGAGTGAATCAATGCTTAATAGAAACGAGGCACATCAGGTTAACCCTTCAACAGTCTGTATGTTCACAGGACTGACAGACAAGAATGGAACACCTATCTATGAGGGGGATATAGTTATGTACAAAGATAACAATGCTGAGAGAAGAGGTATTATTAATTGGGATAGTAAAGCAGTCGCTTTCTGTTTTGGATGTGATTTCTTATGTAATTTCCCTTCTGAAAATATGGTTATTATTGGCAACAAATTCGAAAATGCGAAGTAAGATAAAGCTATGGTAGATGTAAGTAATCAGCATTGGAACGAAGATGGAAGCATTACTATTATATTGAATAGTATAGAAGAAGTCGAAGAGTTCGTTGAGTGCGTTAATATATGGAATAAAATGTATGAAGATGAAGAATAAGATTTTAAACTTAGCCAAGTCTGTCGTTTGGCTTGTCTTGTGCTTGTTAGTAGGAGCATTGATAATTGAGGGCATTCGCTCGTTTGCTAATAGCAATAAACCCGCAAAGAGAGTTGGTACATCTGTAATCACAGAGGATGGACACGATTATCTGATTGTGGACACGAAACATGGTGTTTGTGTTATTCACGCAGAGAGCTGCCCTTGTCATAAAAAGAAGTAGAGTATGAAGACTAAAAAAAAGAAGAATTATGAAGAAGTGCGAATACAGAGTAAGAGCTATCACTATCAATCCTGATGAGAATATGGCATCTAAGCTAACGGAAGTCCTCAATGAGGAAAGTGGTTGTGGTTGGCAGTTGGTACAATGGGACTTGATTCCTACAACAATGCTGATGACTTCATTGACAACGCCTTGCTTTGGAACTATAATGATTCTTGCAACTTTAAAGAAGGAGAAAGAATATGAAGATTAGACTAGCAAAGAAGATAATGAAGTACAAGTCTATAGTTGATGAGTACAATAATGGCGATGGCTCAGTGTGCAATGGTATGAAAGAATCATATTGGTTAAAGCGAATGTTCGACCATATCAATGGAGTGTATGATGAAACATTTGACCCTCATGCTCATATCCCTTTCAAAGACCACCGTATCATCAAGGCGATAAGTTTAATAAGTAAGAAAAATGAGAAATCTAGAAGAAGCAATAATAAAGGCTGTGGTAAATAAGGTAAACCAAGATTGCATGGCTTACAAAATGAAGCCAGAATACGATAAACAAAAGCCCGAAGTTCCTCTTACAAGAAGAGATCGCAGGGCATTAAAAAGAAAGGAAAAGAAATATGGAAATACCAAGTAAGATTTTTATAAGCAAGAGAAGCGCAGAATTCATAGTAGAAAATGGTCATTCTGTCTCTTACGTAGCAGATAAACCAGAAGGCTACAAGAATGGTGCTATTGAGTACACCAATCTCTCAGACGTATGGCATGATGCCATAGTTGAAAAGCAACCCCAGAAGGTATGTGGTAACAACCCAGTGTTAGTTGTTGGTCTGCGAAAAGGCAGAATATCTTACAGGTATCTTTGGACTGATATGGAGGATTGCTGGAAAGACCTAGACTTGCTCACTCCACCAACAAAGAAGGTGTATGACAAGGTTCTGTGGTCATACCTCAAAGATATTGTACCATTCTTAAATAAAGAAGAACTATGAGCAAGGAAACATTTGACTTCTCGGAGGCTCTGAGAAGAATGAAGGAAGGAAAGAATGTTAGACGTAAAAATAGCGAATACATCTTTGCTATACGCGGAGGCGGCTGTTTCCCTCAAACAATATCATACAGAACGTGTATGCCTAATATGTTCTCTTTAGGTGTTGCAGCTATACCTACTGAATGTATTCTGGCAACCGATTGGGAGGAGGTGGAAGGATGAATAAGAAAATTTTGACCCTCACCGTCAGCAAGCAATGGTTCGATATGATTGTGGCAGGCGAAAAGACGGAAGAGTATCGGGAAATCAAGAAGTATTGGGGTTCCCGACTGGTAAATCAACAAGCCGAAAGCGGTGAGGTGCTTTTCGATGAGTTCGGCGGCTATTGTCGCGTGATAGGCAAGCCGGAATATAAACCTTATACCCACGTCCTCTTTATCAACGGCTACCACAAGGATAGTCCAAGAATTGAGAAGAAGATTGAGAGTATTAGCATCGGCAAGCCTAAGAAGGGAATGTGCCCAGGCAAATGGTTGGACCATGAGTTTTTCATTATTAAGTTCAAGTGATATGATTGCAATTAAAGTATCTTCCGAGAACATCCAAGAATTATGGAAATGCCCGGACGTTTCAGAGTTAGTTAAAACTGTCAGTGGAGACTGCACAAAGCAGACGTTGATAGTTAGGTTGAGAAATCGAGAGTTCTATGTTCCTGACGGATTCTATCTCGTAAAAGATGAGAATGGTCGTTGGAGTACACTTAGTCCATCGTTGTACGAGCTAATAAAAGACAAGGTTCATGGCGAGAAGTGAGGAGGATATCCGGGAATACCATAGAAGGTATTACCAGGAGCATAAGGAACATTTATTGGCAAGAATGGAAGTCTATCGTAAAGAGAACGCTGAAAGGATTGCTGCAAACAGAAGATATAACAGAAAGAGAAAGAAAGCCTTGGGCGGCTTAATGAACCCAAATATAAAATAATGAGTAGAGGAAAACATTTTAGTGCAGAAGAGATTGAGTTCATCAAGGTTAACGCTTTGGTGATGACGACAACGGAGATTGCAAAACAGCTCAATCGTAATTATTGGGCCATACATCGAAAGATGAAGGAAATGGGTATCAGCAAGAGCCACGTGTTTACTGCTGACGAGGATTTCATCATTCGCAGAATGTATGGCAAGTACCCGGTAAAAGCCATTGCTACCAAGATTGGAGTGGATGAGAACGCTATTTACAACCGTTGCAAGAAGCTTAAGTTAACGAAAGGAGGTGCGCAATGATTGTCATAGTTACCGCTATGGATAAGGAATACGACCTTATCAGCGAATGGATTGCAAAGAATTGGCTTGACTACAAAAATGTTCAAAACATAGCTTTAATCAAGTCTGGTATTGGCAAGGTTAATGCGGCATCTTGCTTGACAGAATTTCTTTCGTCGAATACGTCCAGCAAAGTTACAAGAGTTATCTCGGTAGGATGCGCCGGTGCTGCTGTTGCAGGATTGAAACCTGGTAATGTCGTGATTGGCAATTCGTACTGTTACCACGATGTATATTGCGGCGAACCGAATGCCAATGGACAAGTTCAAGGCATGCCGGCAGTCTTTCCTTCTGATTTCTCCTGGATTGATATGGATGATAGATTCCGATTAGGAACCATAGCTACGGGAGATAAGTTTGTCACTACGAGAGAGCAGGTATTGGCGATTAAGGATTTCCTTCCTAATTCATATAACGTATGCGCCATCGATATGGAGTCTGCTGCCCTTGCGCAGGTATGCTACAAAAAGGGTATCGGTTTTACGTCCATCCGAGTTATTAGCGATAATCCCCTGGAGCCGAACCAGACCGAGCAGTATGCAGGTTTTTGGGATAGCCTTGCAGAGAAGGCATTTGATGTTGTTTGTAAATTATTAGAGAATGATACCAAGTTTTAAAGTTGATCATACGAAACTGGAGCCAGGTCTTTATGTTTCGAGAGTAGATAAATGGGGCATGGAGACTGCTACCACATTCGATATTCGCGTGTGCAAGCCAAACAAAGATATGATGTCACCTGCTGTAGCGCACACAATAGAGCATTTGATGGCGGACTACCTACGCAATGATAGCCCTCTTAGCAATTCCGTTCTGTATTTTGGTCCGATGGGATGTCTTACAGGTTTTTATCTTATCCTTAAAGGTACATGGACTTCAAAGCTAATAAAGGAAATGATAGCGGAAGCTTTTAAAGCGTGTTCGCTATCAAATACGATTCCAGGTGCATCGGAAGTGGAATGCGGAAATTATAGGCTCAACGACTTAAAAGGAGCAAAAGAGCTATGTGATATGTTCTCCGTATATCTATCCACAGCTGGACCTGATAAGCTCAATTATCCAGACTAATATTTATATGTAACCATAAAGTATTTAATCATTAAGTATATTTCCTTGCAATATATTTGGTGATTAAATACTTTTTTTATAATTTTGCAGCATTACTTATTGCTATCGCTTCGTACTGGGATATTTCTTGAATTTTATTGTTCAATTAAATATTTAGTTAGAATGAAAAAAAGAACGAAGCAAGTTTTAGTTATTCTGAAACCCAAATCAAAGGCGTTGGGGTTCAGTAGAGAGGAGTTAGAGGGTATTGCTGCCGATGTTGCCAATAACTTAGAACTCGATGAAGAAGCCTCAGACGAGGATGTAAACGCAGAGATTGAAAAGCAGGTCAATGCGGTTATTCCTTATCTTAAGATTGCGCAAAAGACCGCGCAGCGTACTATCCAGAGCTTTAAGGATAGTCAAGACTTGGATGACGACGAGGTCGATGACGACGATGACGACCCTGCCGGCAACAAGAAACCAATCCGCAAACAGAAGAAAGAGAAAGATGAGCAGGTCCCAGCATGGGCGCAGGCACTCATTACTCAGAACAAAGCCTTGCAGACCGAAATCCTCGGTTTGAAGTCAGAGCGTGAGAATGATGGCCGCCGTTCTAAGCTGAAGGCACTCCTTAAGGACAAAGGTACGTTCGGAAAGACTGTCTTGAAGAATTTCGACAAGATGAAGTTCGAGAACGAATCTGAGTTCGATGATTTCTACGATGGTGTTGTGGAGGACTTGGCAGCTATCGATCAAGAGCGTGCTAACGAAGGTCTCGGAAAGCTTGGTGCTCCTGCGGCTCAGAGAAAGCCTAAGAAGGAAGAGGTTGAGGTTATCAAGGACAACGAGATTGATGAGCTTGCCGAAACTATGTAATCTTTAAATTTTAAAAGTTATGTATGGCGTAAGCAAGACAAAAACGTTTGATTCAGGCAAGGAGTCTGTAATCATCAGAAATTACGTGAATGGCATCATGGGTGGTGTCATTCTTGACATGACAGGTTTCTCTGGAGAGTTCATCCAGTGCGGACACATTATCATTCGTGATACCAAGTCTGGCGAGTACAAGCCTATGCCGGTAACAGGTGGGGCTTATGCTTCATTGCCGGAAAATCACGAGTATGTAGGTGTCTGTATGACAACAGCTCCGGTAGATACCCCTCATGTAGGTGTTATGACGGCAGGTGAGGCTAATGATAAGGCTGTCCCTTATCCTGTCGATACGATCAAGGCAGCTTTGAAAACAGCCGTTCCTACTCTTCAGTGGGGACACGATGCAATCGGTTAAGGAGGTGATTTATGCAACAGAGTTCTTTATTTCTTAAGTATATCTTGAGTTTCTTCCCAATCCTGAAGACATTGATTGAGAAGATTAACGGTAAGCGCAAGAACGAGATGACGTATCTCCACAAGGATACATCCATTCTCCGCCGCGTTTATTCTACCGACAACAAATGGGAAGCCGACACAGTTGATACCTCTTACGTAGCTGCTGACTACGTAGCAGTGGATTCTCCGGTTCCTTTGAAGTCTCGTGACAAGATTTCAACCGCCAACGGCAAACTGCCAAAGGTCGGTATGAAGAAATTCTTGAAGGAGTCAGATATCCTCGCTCTCAGGCTCATGGAAGCACAGGGCGGTCAGACAGCAGAGATTCGCCGTAAGTTGGCGCAGGACCCGGTAGCTTGTAATGTCGGTGTTGATGAGCGTAATGAGTACGCCCTTCTGTATGGTCTTTCTAACGGCTACGTAGCTGTTCGTGACGACGATAATCCAAAGGAATTGCTCCGTATCAGGTATCAGTACTTGCCAGAAAATCAGCTCGGCATCAACAACGTTGATAATGGTGTTACAGTTGCAGACTTGAAGGAATGTATCGAGCGAGCATCGAACGATGGCAACACCATCTTGATCTTCTGGATTGGTAAGGCTAAGTTTGACGAACTGAAGAAGGCACAAGACGCTCGCGAGCTTGTTGCCAACTACAAGGGTCAGACTTACGATTCCAACACAAAGCTCCCAGTTCCTACTGCCAGCGTATTCCAGGAGGCATTCTTGGACGAGACCGGTGTATCATTCCGCATCATCAACCGTACTGTCCGCTTGGAGCATGATGGTGTGAAGAAGAGCGTTAAGCCTTGGAACAACGATATGATTATCGGTGTCTGCTCACAGATGATTGGTGCCCTCGTTTACGGTCAGGTAGCAGAGGCAACAAACAGAGTGGCAGGTGTAACCTATCAGCAGATTGATTACAAGCTTATCTCTCAGTATTCAACAACTGATCCATTGCGTGAGACTACTGCGGTGCAGGCATACTGCTTGCCTGTCATCGAGGACGTTGACACAATCTATCAGATTAATACTAAGCTGGCAGACCCAGACGTTTCGGTTGATACCGAAAAGGAGAAAGCAGATACAGAGGATGTTAAGGTAACAATCTCTGATGTGACCTACAAGAAGCCGGAGGCTATCACAACCCTTAATGCTCTTGGTGCCACACTTCCTAGTGACGCCAGCGACAAGGAGGTTGTTGATGCCTACAATGAGCTTCCTCCTGTGAAGAAGAAGGAGTTTAAGGAAAAGGCAGCTAAAGCTGAGGAGTAATCATGAAGACGGTCGGACAAGCTTTGGTGGATGAGGTGCACATACCTATCCCCTATGGTTTCGTGGAAAACGCCTGCATAAAGCGTGACCTCGATATCGAATCAGAGTTCACTGGTGACGTTGCCAGAAGTGACGCCTACAAAGGAACGCTTGCCGACTGTCTGCTTTCTCTCATACAAGCCGTTAGCTTCTCCGAAGCGGACAAATCAATAGGTTCCCTCTCGGAAGACCAGCGAAAGGCTATATTAGTTCAAGTCAATCGTTTATATAACTCTATCGGAGAGGAGGAGGTTTCACTTACTCCAAAGCCGACAGTTTACATTAATTGCTGATGAGTCTATTGAGTTTTCATGCCTCAAAGCTATACCGACAGCAGAAGGTAGCTGGCTATACAGATGATGATGGAAATTATCACCAGGGCAAGACCGAGTGGAAGTTCTGCTGCACTTGTGATGTAGTTCCTGCTGGCGAGGCCAACAAGCTAGTTACATCTGACGGTTCTATTGATTACTACTCCTACGAAGTTCATAACTTGCCCGTAGGAATTGAAAAGTTCTCTTATGGGGATTTTATCAAGCTAGAAATTTTAGGGACTGAGGAGGTAATTATAAAGGTCAAGGGATTTCATCGTTATCAACTCCAGTGTAAGATATGGGCATAAGAATGACAACCAGCGCTTCCGCTCTCGATGCCTTCCTACAGAGAGCCGCAAGGAAGATACAGGAGAATGTGCTTAAGGCATTGAGCAAGCTAGGAGACGAATCTGTGGTTAGAATCCGTAACAGGTCTGCCAAGGAAAGCTGGATAGACCATACGGGCAACCTAAGAAGCTCCATAGGCTTCGCCGTGTACGAGCAGGGAAGTAAATATATGGAATCAGCCTTTTCGCAGGTTCTCAGTGGCACAGACGGCTCTGTAAAGGGCAAGAAGATGATCAATGACCTTGCTAAGGAATATTCCAGGGTTTATGCTTTGGTTGTCGTTGCCGGAATGGAATACGCAGGAGAGGTGGAAGCCTTGGAAAGCAAGGATGTCCTCGCATCAACGAAGCTATGGGCCACATCCATTGTAGAGCAGCGTGTGAAGACAGCAATAGACTCAGCAGTTAATGAAATAAACAAGTGGAAGATATGAAATCAGACGGAGCAATTAAGACAGATGTTTACCGGTACATCAATGAAAGCGGTTTTATGAACAACGTCAATGGCAAGCTGTCAAAGACGGTGAGACCGCATAATTCTCATAAGGAAGATGTCGTTATCTCCATCTTGGCTAATGAGGGAACGCAGCTTCAAACGGCGATTACAAATGTAAATATATATATACAAGACCAGGACGTAGATGGGCAGTTCGAGGAGAACACTATCAGAGTTGACGAAATCTGCAAACTGGCTTGGAATCTCTTGAAAACGTTCAGAACGAGCGAGTATGCAGCCCACGCTATTGAGCAGAGGGTATATGCAACAAGCACGGGAGAGCATGTAATAAATAATCAAGTTGAATATAAACTCATAAACGATTAAATTATGTCAGTAACATCATGGGGCAAATGCACTATCTACGTTCAAGAGGTAGGTAGCAAAAAGAACGAGTGGACTAAGCTCCCAACTCCAAAGGATGGCACTACTAATGTTACTCCAACGAAAGGCGATACTATGACCCAGGTTGAGGAAGGTGGCGGAATTGTTGACCGCAAGACAAAGAAGTCAACCTACGAGGCTGTATATCAGCTCTTCATCAAGAAGAACCAGTCGCAGCCATTCAAGACCATCGACGGTATCGTAGAGGGTAACTACCGTTTGGCTATCCAACCGGAAGACGCCGAGCTCCCTGGCGTTTACATGGGTAACACTACTATCGGCGCAGAGGAGGCCTATACAACCCAGGACGGTGCTCTTATCACGTACACTCACGCAGCTCTCATCCCAGAGGGTGACGTGGTGGCTAAGACTACAAACGCAAAGGGTGAGGAGGTCTATTGTGCTTACCGCTGGCGTGTTATCACTGCCACAAAGGGAACAGGTGGAAAGTATTCCTTGACTTTCAAGAAGCCGCAGGATGGTGATACCCCTCCTGCTGAAATCACGGAAACATACGCAGAGACATAGGCATATCCTAATATCCCTTCCGCCGACTGAGGGTTATCAGCCGGCAACCTACCCAAGTAGCTCAGGGGAAGAGCAAGACCAAATAGTCCGTCGCATGAAAATCCAGGGTCTTCAAAAGCTGGTTGAAAGTCGCAGGTTCGAGTCCTGCCTTGGGTGCCAACAATTTAAATTCGAGTGATATGGAAGAGTTAGGAATCATTATATCGAATACGCTCACAGATATGCCGATAGGCTTTGATACTGAGCACGCTCACGTTAACATCTACCCTACTACACTGGGCATGATGTACCTAACGTCGCAGTTGGTAGATAGCTTGGAGCTAGACAAAGAGTTACTTCAAGCTGATCCATTCTTGGAAGCATTGCGAGTTGCAAACACCAAAAGGGAGACATGCTGCAGATTGATTGCATATCACTCACTCAATACAAAGAACGAAATACTAGACTCCAGATGCGTAAGCAGGCAGACGGAGTTAATCTTCAAAGAATGCTCCAACGAGGATATAGCCACTCTCCTCATCATCATCCTAAAGGCTAATTCGTACCAGACAATAGCCAAAGAGACAGGAATGGAAGAAGAAGCGAAGCGTATGGCAAAAGTCAACGCAGCAAAGAAGTCGGAGAATAGCTTTATCTTCGGAGGCAAGACAATATGGGGAACACTCATAGACGCTGCTTGCGAAAGATACGGATGGACTTTCGATTACGTGGTATGGGGAATATCGTATAACAACCTGACTCTCATGCTCAAAGACAAGATTACTTCAATCTATCTGTCAGACGACGAGAGGAAGAAAGCCCATATACCGGCAGCAGGGGAAGAGGTCATCGATGGCAACAACAAGGAGGCGGTCATGAAGGCGGTGATAGAGTCCGAGACCGAGATTTAACCGAAGTCTTCCTGCGCACGCACGTAAAGTTCCCATATCGAACACTCGTATTTGGTATTTCCCCGGAGATTCTTTATAGCAGAGTATAAATTCAAGGAAAAATAGAACATTATGCCAAGCATTAAATTCGATACAATAGTCGAGACAGCCAAGGTCGTTTCCGGTTTTCGGGACATTCAGAACGCAGTTCATCAGACTGCCGAGAGGGTTGAGAAGGACGGAAAGTCTATTGACGATGTAATCTCGAATATACAGAACAGTATGAACATTGCCATTGGCGGTTGGAGCATTGGCAAGTTCGTCAATCAGATGATGCAGGTCCGCGGTCAGTTCCAGCAGACAGAAATGGCATTCAAGACGATGTTGCAGTCTGAGGAGAAAGCAGATGCTCTCATGAAGCAGATGATCCGCACGGCAGCCATCACACCTTTCGGGGTTGAAGACGTTACAGAGGGAGCCAAGCAGCTCCTTGCGTTCAACGTAGCGGCCGAAGATGTCAACAAGACGCTTATCGGATTGGGAGACGTGGCGGCAGGTATGGGGCTAAACCTTAAAGACCTCGTGATGCTTTACGGCACCACCATTGCCAAGGGTAAGATGGACACGATGGACTTGTACCAGTTCCTTAACCGAGGTATTCCTATCGCAGATGAGATAGCCAAGGTTATGGGTCTTGACGTTACCAACGCCATCAAGGAGGTCCAGAAGCAAATCAAGGCAGGCAAGGTTACCAGCGACATCTTCATCCAGGCAATGCAGAGTATGACCGCCGAGGGTAGCAAGTTCGGTGGCTTGATGGAAGCCCAGTCCAAGACTATTACCGGTCAGATAAGCAACATTGAGGATGCCATCGAGCAGATGTTCAATGACCTCGGCAAATCCCAGGAGGGTGTTATCAATACCGGATTGGGAGTCGTTTCCACCCTCGTTGAGAATTGGGAGACGGTAGGCAAGGTGCTTATGACTGTCGTTGCAGCGTATGGAGCATACAAGGCTGCGGTGATAACAATGATAGCAATATCTAAGGCACAGGTAGCTTGGGAGAGTGCGAAAGCATTCTTGTCTTTAGCGAAGTCTATCACAACCGCCAAGGATGCCATGGCTCTGTTCAATTTGGTCTCTTCTTCAAATGTTCTCGGTCTGGTTCTTGGTGCAGTAGCAGCTGGAGTCACGATGTTCAATCTATTCGGCAATAGCGCTGAGGATGCCGCCACCAAGACTTCCAAATTTACCGAGAGTGCAAATGAAGCATCAAGCAAGGTCGAGTCGCTAATCTCCATTCTGAAGACTGCAAAGGAAGGCTCCAAGGTTTACAAGGACACCATCAAGGAGCTGTCAAACATCTATGACAACTACGGGATTGCTATTGACAAGATCAAGGAAGACGAGAGCAACCTCATAGATATCAAGCAGCAGGAGATAGACAAATCCAAGGAACTCATCGAGCAAATCAAGTTGGAGGCTACAGAGCGCAACAGAGCCAATGCAATCTCCAAGGCTAATGAAGAATACAACAACCGTGTTGATAGCGCTCAGCAAGCACTTTTGGGTAAGTTGAAGGATTATGGAACCTCTAGCAGCGGTATAGCCGTCGGCATACAGAACATCGTATCTGACTCGGTTATCAAGCAGTTTGATGACCTAAGACAGAAGATGGCTGGCTTGAATGAGCACTCCAAGGAGTATCAGACCTATCTGAAGCAATACAATCAGTTAGAGGCTTCTTTGATATCCGAATCTGAAAAGCTTGCTAATGCTTTCGGTTTTACAGGAGACAAGACAAGCGATGCCAGGAAGGCTTTGATAGGCTATCTCTATGAGCTTCGAGCTGCAAAGAAGCTGCATAATGAAGAGGCAGATAATATCAATCGGGCGGCAGATGCTACCGAGGATTTCGGAAACAAGGCCACATCTACCAAGAATAGGATAAATGCTTTGCAGAAACAGCTCCAGGGTGCCGGCGAGGATGTACACGTCCTCTACAACCGTGTCAAGGAGTTCATGCAGAACTATTCCGAGAACAACATCAACTTCCACGTCAACTTCGATGCCAAGGTACCATCGTGGATGCAGAATATGAATATTCCGGAGCTAGGACGCTTAGGTAAATACTTCTCTGCTTTGGCACGCGACCTTGCAAACAACAAGAAGTCTGGTGCGCTAGTCAATGGTAAATGGATGTCAACCAACGATATTGCCCAGCGAGGATGGGATTATACCAATGCGGCGAACACTAAGCAGACCAAGGCAGAAGACGATGCTAAGAAGAAGCGGCGTGAGAAGGAAGAGGCAGAAGCCAATGCCAAGAAGAACGCTTCCAAAGCCAAGAAAGCAGCCGCCGATGCCAAGAAACTAGCAGAAGACCGCAAGAAGGCCCAGGAGGAACTGAACGAGGATTTGAAGCAGCTGCAGCAGGAAAATATCGACACCGATATATCTCAGATGCAGGAAGGCACGGAGAAGAAGATTGCTGAAATCAAGAACGACTATGCTAAGCGTAAAGCCGAGATTGACAAGCAGGAAGCAGAGTTCAAGAAGAAAAACAAGGAAGCTGGCAAGAAAGTAACCCTTACCTCAGCTCAGTCCAATGCCCTCAATAAGGCTAGAGACCTCGCTACCCAAGAGTATAACAAGAAGCTTGATGAGGTCAACAGGGAAGCCCTTACCTCTATGCGCGACTACTTGAAGGAGTATGGTTCTCTCTATCAGCAGAAGCAAGCCATTGCCGAGGAGTACGAAGAGAAGATTGCCAAGGCTCAGACGGAAGGCGAAAAGCTCTCTCTTCAGCAGCAGAGAAAGAAGGACCTCCAAACCATCGAGATAAATGCCATCAGACAGAACATCGATTGGGGAAGCGTCTTCGGAGACTTCGGTGCTATGTTCAAGGACCAACTAGAGCCTACCATTAAGAAGCTGCAAGAACTCTCCAAGAGCACAACAGATATTAATGAGCAGAAGACCATACAGGAACTTATCTCCAAGCTACAAGGCTCTGCCACCATCTGGGATAGCGACATCTTCAAGAAGGTTTCGGACGACATCAACGCCTATCAGTCAGCCATGCAGGGCTATATTGATGCACAGGATCGAGAGATTGAAGCCACGAAAGCCGTTACTAAGGCGCAGGAAGACCTCGCCAAGGCTAAGAAGAGCGGTGACAAGACAAGTATCAGTAAGGCTGAAAGCAACCTCTCTAGAGCGCAGGGCGTACTCGCTACCGCATCTAACAACGTTTTGGAGTTCGGTTCATCAGTTCAGAAGGCATCATCAGACTTACAGACATCAGCACAGAAGGCTGTCTCTCAGTTCCAGCAGCTTGAAAATGGTTTGCAGGGTCTTACATCGGGGTCACTCAAAGGTGTGGGAAACTCCATCCTAGGACTTGACAAGCTTTTCGGCGGCAACATGCAGAAGGACGTTGCCAACACGCTTGCAAAGGGCATCCAAGGATTGCTCGGTAAAGACAGCAACGCAGCCAAGGTTCTGACGGAAGCTTTAGGGGATAGCGGTATGGCAGGTGAAATAATCTCCGCAATACTCGGCATCCTCGATATTCTGAAAGATGGCTTCGGAACGCTCATCAGTAACCTCATGGACACGGTCTTTGGCGCAGTAACGGGCATCCTCGATGATGCTTTATCGGGTGACATAGTAATGAAGCCATTGAAGAGTATCGGAAACAACGTTTCACATATCCTCAACACGCTTTCATTCGGTGGCTTCAATAGTCTGTTCGGTGGAGATGGAAATGCCAAGAAGGTCAATGATACCATCGAAAGACTGACTGACAGAAATACCCTCTTGCAGCAATCCATCGAGGATTTGACTGACGCAATGGAAAACTCCTTTGGCTCCAAGGCAACCTCATACTACGAGCAAGCCTACAAGAATCAGCAGGAGACCAATCAGAACTACCTCGACATCGCAAATGCACAGGCAAGCTATCACGCTTCTCACGGCTCATGGAATCGTTATTGGAGCGGTTTCAGTAGTGATGAGATGGATTGGATCAAGAAGAACGTCAAATCAGACTTCAATGGCGACCTCTTCTCACTCAGTCCAGAGGAAATGAAGCTCCTCCGTGGCAACGTTGCCATCTGGGAGCATATCGAGAACACTGGAAAGGGTAACTATGGTGGGCGTCTGACAGAGAAGCTGAATGACTACATAGACCAAGCGGGCAAGCTGGATGAGTTGTCAGACAAGCTGAAGGAAAGCCTTACGCAGATTTCCTTTGACAGCATGAAGGATAGCTTCGTGTCAGACCTTATGGATATGAGCAAGTCAGCGCAGGACTTTGCAGACGATTTCGCTGAAATGATGCAAAAGGCTCTTCTCTCCTACTCTATGGAAGACCTCATCAACGGAGACTTGAAGAAGCTCTATGATGATTGGGCAAAGGCTATCAAGGACAACGATGGCAAGCTTACCGAAACAGACATAGAAGCATTCAACAAGCGTTATGATGATATTGTCCAGGAGGGCTTGAAGAGACGTGATGATTGGGCGAAGGTGACAGGCTACACTGGCTCATCATCCTCATCACAGACCGCTACAAGCGGAGGATGGGCATCTATGGGGCAAGATACCGCAGATGAGCTGAATGGTCGCTTCACCGCCCTGCAGATTGCAGGAGAGTCAATTGCTCAGAACATGACTACCACCATATCTCAGATGGAGAGCATCGTTACACTCGGAATCTCAACCAATGGCGCAGTATTGGAGATTAGAAATATGATGATTATGACAAACAGCTACCTCGAAGACATCGTGAAGTATTCAAAGCTTACCTACAATGACTTCGGAAACAAGCTGGATGATATGAACAGAAGATTAAAGGATATTTGACCTCTATAGGATTTTCGCTAGTCAACCCTTACAACTATACTCAACAATAGCAAAAGCGGCTCACAGCGAAGCCTATGAGGTTATTTAATGATTAAATAGTTATGCTTAATGGACAACTTTACATCAATGGCAAGGATGCCTACCTTACGTGGGGCATCTTCCTAGACGAAACCGCCCTCAGTATGCTCATGACCCCTGCACCAAACAAGGAGTTCATCAGCAACAAGTATCGCTCTAAGGACGGAAAGTCAGTTATCAAGCACAATCCTAGATTGGATGAGAGGGAGATAACGCTGCCGTTCAATATGACCGCCAAGGACTCAGATACGTTCATGACGAACTATGCTAGGTTCTGCGAGGAGGTTCTTGCCAAGGGAGAGTTGGTTATCCGCACCCGATTTCAGCCTAATGTGTGGTATCGGTGCATCTATCTCTCCTGCACTCAATTCAGTCAGTTCATTCGGGAAATGGCAAAGTTCAGTCTTAAACTCAATGAGCCAGACCCTAGTGACAGAGGTGAAACAAGTAAATATACAAGCTAATGATTCAGATTAAGAGAAATAACAAGGTATTCTTCACATTAGAGGACTTCGGCGAGGGTTCTAAGCTGTCATATCAGCTTATGGACCACCACTACATCATCTTGAAGTTCACTACGGCAATGCCAGTCTATTTCGAGATTGGTGACTCCGTGGAGATTCCCGACTTCGGCTACTTTGAGCTTACCTCATCATACTTCCCTAAGCACAATGATAGTGATGGCTACGACTACGAAATGCAGATGGATGCCTACTATATGTCTTGGAAGAATAAGATTTGCAAGTATCGCCCTCAGCACGGAGCCAACGAGACCTCCTTCAGCCTTACCACAACGGTAGGCGTACACATGAACGTTATACTCGGCAACCTAAAGGCGCTAGGGCTTACGTACAATGGCAAGGAGTTCTCTGTTGACTACACTACATACAACAACAAGGCTTTCGATGTTCAGAAGAGATTCTTGATCGAGTACGGCTCCATCAGTATTCTTGATGCTCTCAACTCCATCTGTTCCGAAGATGCGCTCAACTGCGAGTGGTGGATAGATGGCTCTATCATATACCTTGGATATTGCGAAATGGAAGGGCAGACAACATTTGAACAGAATGTTAATGTCCTGTCTATGTCCTATTCGGAATCCAAGTCAACTTATATCACAAGACTGTACGCATTCGGCTCAGACAGAAATATTCCGAAAGGGTATTTCACTGGTGCCGATGCGGACGTCACCACCGATGGTGTAGCTACCGATTACCTCATGCTCCCTAACAAGGAAGTAGATAGTGATGGTTTCTACGCCAAGGATGGCTACCTGGAGAACGTGAATGTCGTGAAGAACGACAAGCAGGCTATCGAAGGTGTCGTGATGTTTGAGGAGGAATATCCAAAGGTGGAAAGTGTAGTCAGCAGTATTAAGACCTATGATAGCACAGTTGATAACGAAGACGGAACGAAGACTACACAGACGTTTTGGCAGGTCACATCTACAGACTCTTTCACTAATAACTTCAAGGAGAGTTGGATAAAGAGTAACCTCACTTTAGGCATCAAGTTCACTAGCGGTGCTCTCATGGGTATGGAGTTCGATGTCAGTTTCAAGGTTATTGACAAGGCTAACTACTTCGAGATTGTTGCTAATGACACATACGGAAGAACACTCCCAGATGGCGTTATGTGCCCGAAGGTTGGTGATAAGTACTTTCTGTTCAACTGGGACGCAACCAAAATTACAGATACGGACCTCATCCCTACTGCTCAGTTATCTCTGTTCGATAGAGCGAAGCAGTACTATCAGAAAACCATGATCAGCAACTCAAACTTCACCTGCACGATGGATGGCGATAAGTTCTACAATGATGGAACATACGATTACCATCCTCTCGGTGAACAGGTAAAGCTGATTAATGATATGTTTGCGCAGGTGGACGCGGATGGCAAGCACTACCGAAACTCTCGTATCATCGGAATGGAGATACCTTTGGATATTCCTTACGACCATCCTCAGTACATAGTAGGAGAAAAGGCTGCAACTAGCCGGTTGAGCAAGCTGGAAGACAAGGTTGATTCCATCACCGTGAACGGAATGCAGATAGGCGGCATGGGAAGCGGTAATGGTGGAGGTGTCTATGTCATTGGCTTGAACGATACCACTCCTGCATCCGATAGCAACGTTTATTCTGCTAGACGTTCTAGGATGGAGTTTGTATCTAGGCTGCAGGATAACACAGCAAAGAGCACAATCACTTGGGAGAAGATTCAGAAGTTCTTGCAAGGATTGACAGCAGAAGACTTATCTCAATTTAAGAAGGGTGCGACCTTCGGAGAGTTCATTCAGGGAATGCTCTTCGGTACTGGTGGCAGGATTGACGAGCTGGGCAATGCGGAGTTTGAGAGCATCACGTCTCGAAGCTCTATCATCGCAAAGGAACTCATCGTAAACCGACAGACGGCAATGGAAAGCAACTTTGTCTTTACGGAGAGCGGTATGGTTGAGTCTGTGACGGAGATTCCTGCGGCAACGGAAGGCGGCAACGTAACCTACGACTTGAAACTTCAGAAGCGGTGGGATAACGACTTTACGGCATTCAAGGAGAATGATGTGATATTAGCATCTATCAATACATTGACGGAAAACGGCAAGTATTATGATATGTGGCTGCGAGTGCTCTCGGTCAATACCGTAACGAATACCATCACGGTTGTATGCTACCCCGACAACGAATGTCCTAGCAAGAAGAACTATCCGCCGTGCGAACTGGCGAGGCTGATTCGTTGGGGAAATGCGGTGGATGAAGACAGACAGAGCTGCTGGTACATATCATCATCCGAGGGGTTGCTTGTCTGGCTCGACCACGTTACAAAGCCTATCATCGACAAGACGAACTACTCTCTTGCGATGGGTAAGCTGCCAGATGCGCTGTCGTTCCTCTTCCAAGACTTCCCTACCGCTAACAAGCGTGACGGAGCTTTCTACGCTAAGTGGATGATGGCAGCATCGTTTCAGCAGATAGACTATCAGGGCAATCCTATCTACACGACAAGAGACAGAGGTGTATGGAGTTTGTCAGTTGCACAAGGTGATAACCCTTACCGAAATGGTGACAGAACGATTGATACGGTCTATTATCTCGGCTGCAAGTGGCAATGCCTCGAAGATAAGACAACAAAGCCGCCGACATACTCATCTACCGCTTGGGCGTTCGTTGAAGGCAATCCGTATTTTACGCTCGAAATGCTATCATCGAAGTATTGGAGCTTTAAGCTGAACGACCTGATGAAGACGAACGAGGATGGTTCGTGGAAGGTGTTCACCACCTTATCTGTAGTCGGAAGGCTCTACAATCAGGACGTGACCGATTCTATGACCAATGTTGTATGGACTAGGGATAGCGGAGACCCAACGGCAGACAACAAATGGGCACTCTCTCATGCCAATTGCGGATTGTCGGTTGATTTGACCTATGAAGACCTTGGCGGTGCAGCATTCAAGATAGGTAGTGTGACATTCCGATGTGATGCCGAAATCAAGGATGGAGAGACAATGCGCTCGAACGATGTTAGTGTTAATTTCTAAATGTTTAATTTTAATAAAAAAAATAGGATATGGCTAAAGAATTAGCGGTTAGTGTTGACAAGATGATGGAGATACAGCCTACGGCTTACTCTCAGGCTTGCAGCATAGAAATAGTCGGTAATATCATCAACAGACAACAGTATGATGGTATCGAAGGCTCGTTCTCACCAGACTTCACCATCCGTCCCTGCACGATGTTCCCACCCTGCTACATTATCGACCCAGACAATCCAGCAGAGACGCTGCCTTGCAATAGTATGCTTGATTCGTTCAAGTGGTCTGAGGTTACAGCTAGTGGAATTGTTGTCGTAGCCACGAGTGAGCATGCAAGCGTAAGTGCAGGATATGAAGTCGTGAGGGAAGGAACAAACAAGGGAACTCTCTATATCAAACAGAACTCGGTATTAGGTAAACCGAGAACAATGCGATTTGAAGCAAGCTGGACAGACCCAGTGTGTGGATATAAGTACACGTTCGTAGCAAACAAGCCTCTTTATCTCGAAGATTGCACGAATGCAAGGGCGGAGATTATGCTCGATAGTCCTCCTACCGTGCTCTGGAATCCGATTAAGCATCCTGCCTCTAAAACCCTTACCGCAAAGGTTATGGTGGGTGCGAAGGATAAGACGGCAGACAGCAAGACGAGGATATGGTGGTATCGCATTCTTGACAACGGAACGAAGCAGCTTATCACTTCTGTTGACGATGCCGAGAATTACGAGATTACGGAAATGACCAAGGGTGCGAACGGACAGATATCTTCTATTACCATCAACTGCGATATGATAGGCGATGGCATAGGATACGAGCTGAGAGCCTGCTACATCTATAACGGCAGCGTTCCTTCGTCGCCTCGGGAAGCCGATGCAAGAAAAGTTACGTACATCAACAGAACCATTCCTCCGCTCACGGCTCAGTTTATCGGTGACGGATTCGGACTAAACGAGGATACCGCATTCGTTACCTGCCAGGCGGTAGTCAGCGATAACAATGGAGTCATTGAACCGTCTGTATGGCAGAAGGTGCTGAGAGCAAAATGGCAGAAGATTACATACGGCAAGAGTACGAACAATGGCGTTACAACTATGACGCAGAGCGCACAGACGCTTGGCTATGGAGAAACGTTCCAGTGTCCATTCGAAGCTAAGAAAAGCATCCGTCTTTCCATCGAAGATAGAGGCGCATACGAGCTGATTGTTGATGAGAACGGAAACGCCCTTGTGGATGATAACGGAAACTACATCATATCAAGGGATATTGATGAGAATAACGGCTAATGTTTGACTTCTTAAAAAAAATCAATTATGAAATACTACGTAAAGGTTACAAAACAGGTTGCTGAGACCATTATCAAAAGCGGAGTTCCGCTGACTATGACGAGTGATGGTAACTGCTTACTCTATCAGAGTGAGCTGAATGATGTCGATGGTGTGAATCTTACCGAGAGAGCAGCTAATGTCGGTGGTGCACTAGTAGTAGAGGCAGGTGCTCTTGCGGAGATAAACGGAACTACTGATACTCCTGCCTACTGCTATACACCAGTAAAGTATGTCTGCGAAGGGAATACCAGACGTGATGACAACATCGGTACGGATGGAAGCAATAATCCGTCCTCCGAAACAACAGGCACTAAAGAGGAAAGCGAGGTAAACTATGAGTAAGGCTACGGTAACTGGACAGATTGTCGTTACAGCTGATGGAACAACAATACATCCGATTTTGCAATGCACTACGGGAGATATTTATCAGAACTATGATGGTGATCCTGCATCACCTTCCAATGTTGTGCCTAATTTTGAGGCGAGCGGTGCAACGAAGCCAAAACTGGTTATGCAGGCGTATTCAGCAGCGCAGGGTGCTGGTAATTCGTTTGACCTCACAAAGGGTACTCCTACCTGGATTGTGGCTGGCGTAACGCTCGCATTCAATGCTTCCCACGTATCCACTACTGCATTCGGAGGTGTGACAGGGCATTTCACGGAAGGCTCTGATGCGGACGGTAATCCGACACTGACTGTCAACAAGAACCTCATCAATATTAATGATGGTGATTCGTTTAATATTGTCTGCCTAGTCGATATCTCCATGTCTAACACGAACGTGAATTTGAAGGCGATGTACCCTGTATATATTGCTGAAGGTGTGACAGATTCCAAGCGAGTGAACATCATTGCAACCTCAACAGAAAAGCTCTTCACCATTACAGAGAAGGGAGGAAGCTGCACCGTTAAGGCTCAGGTTACGGACGGAAATATGGTTACATCTACTGGCTATACATTCAAATGGTATCTGCCAGACTCTAACGGCGGATGGACGCTCAAACAGAATAGTACTACCGCAACATTCACGGTAAACGAGACGGATGTGGATTCATCAATCATCGTAAAATGTGAGGCATACAAGGGCAGTGACTTCTATGCTTCCGATACGCAGACCATCAATGATGTATCGGATGAGTATATCATTTATCCGAACCCTACGGACGGAAACGACAACCCTGTAGCAGAAAACTTCAAAACGAACTCGGGCGGCAAGATTGTGTATAAGCCGTATATGCGCAAGCGTGGCTCAACGACAAATGAGACGGGAGTTTCCTTCTCCATGTCACTCTATTCCAACGCAGGCGTTCCTATCAATTCTGCTATCACCGGGTCGGGTAATACGTTCACGATTACCGAGGCTGGTATCAGAGACTATAAGGGTGCGGTGTATTCTATAACGGGAGTTAAATAAGGATGCTATGGTAAAGGTATTAGCGTCAGTAACAGGCTCTATCTCGTTTTCTCAGAAGGGAGATAAGGGAGATAAGGGCGATAGTGGTGTTGGAGTAAAAGGCTTCAACACTTACTATGGCTTGTCTAACAGTAAATCGTCTCCACCTACAACTTATAACTACGATACACTTTCTGAGACTATAATTTCACAAAACAGTGAAAAATACGTATGGAGCGCAGATAAGGTTCTCTATACAGACGGAACTGGCGATGATTTTATCAACGCATACTGCATCGGCAAGTGCTCGGATTTGACTTCTGTGAAAGAGCAGTACGGTACATCTACGTCTGCGGGAACAAAGCCATCATCATGGGGGTATTCCTACCCGTCTAATCCTGCAAACGGCACATACGTATGGAGTCGTGATGAGATTGTATGGGCAGGGAACAACAGTACAACGCATTCCGATGCGCAGCTTATTGGTTATATTGCGGTCAATGGTGCAACTGGCAACGGAATCAAGAGTACCGAGGTGACCTATAAGATAGGAAGCAGCGACACTACTCCACCTGAAGGTACTTGGGATACGAGAGTTCCGAATATTACGGATGAAAATCCATATTTGTGGACACGTATCATTTTCGTATATACTAACGGAAAACGCAGCGATCCATCCTTCTCTGTAACAACGAGAGGAACAAAAGGTGCTCTGATGCGAGAGCATGACGGCTTTGAGTCGGGGAAGTACAAATATCTATCTGGCTCTGGTGCAGAAGAGTATATTGACGTTGTGTGTGTTAGTGGAAGCTGGTATCAGTGTATCCAAACGTACGAAACAGACTCTCCTAGTTTAGACAAACATTGGTTATTGATGAGTAACTATAAGTCAATAGCAACTCATCTTCTCCTTGCTGAGAATGCTACAATCAATATGCTCGGAACTAATCAGATTAATCTGTTCAATCCGACTGATACTACTAATAGTAAGGTGTATGGCTCGTTCAGAGTGGTTAAGGATGTTAACGACTGGAGTCTTTGGCTTGGTGGTAAGGATGGGGATTCGGCTTCTTTCGCCGTAACACGTGGTGGCGCAATAAAGGCTACGGCTGGAACTATCGGGTCTTTCACGATAAGGGAGTTGCAAGGTGGTTACTACGACTTTTTTGCCAACTACGGAGGAGTTGCAGGTTTTAGCGCACCATCGAGCATCTCTTTGAACTCGCAAGGCATACTTGCATCTACAGGAAGTCCTGGTAATGGAGCGCGGTTCTTCTTCGGCAATAGCGAGTTTACTAATGATGCTCCCTCTTGGGGTAACGGAGCTTTGCAAGTGTCTTTGAATTTCCAATATGGAGAAGACACAAGTCAAACGGCTGCTAACATATATGTCATGGGTAAATCGAGTAGCACCGCAACGGCTCTACAATTATCTGCAACGGGCGGCTTGAATAATCACGCAATCGCCATACGTGATGGAGATGTGGCAGGTCTTAGACCATCTTTCGTGAGGATTACATCAAACTACACTCTTACTGAGTATAATCACACTATCGAATGCTACAACACGTCAACCATCACTCTCACGTTGCCATATTCCCCGAAATACGGACAATGCTATACCATCATACAGAGGGGAGGTCGGGTAAATATATCATCGGACATAAACATATATGACACTCATAACACAAGCTCAGCAACAACGTGGTACTCTGATACTAGAGGTCAGGTAAGTTGGTTATGGTATAACGGTAGTCAGTGGATTGTAAGTTACGCAACAAGATAATGAAATATTAAAGATTATGAAGATAAAATTAGAACACTTGGAAGTATTTATGACACTCGACAAGAATCAGTGTCAGGTTGTTAACGCCCGCAAGCAGATTGCGAATATCATCTACTCGCAGGGGGCAGGTCTCGGATTGGCAGGACAGGCTCTTGCCGTGAAGATGTGGAATGGAAGTGGTGAGACGGAGTACACCGACGAAGAGGTAAAAATCATCAAGGAACTCGTAGAACGTACTACCGCTCCCTGCTTCATTGATGCCGTGAATGCCGCCATCGGCAATACAGCAGCAGGTGAGGATAATAAGTAACAACAATAAGTAACAAATAATTTAAAAGACATAAGATTATGGCTATAAAGACAAGAAAAATAAGTGATTGGCTGTCTGCTAACGGACAGGCAGTAACGAACGCCAGCAAGGCAACGATGGAGGATGCTATCAGAGCAGACATAGGTCAGCTCTATGACGGCGTATTTATTATGTTCCACCGCAATAGTGACAACGTCCCTCTTGCGGTTAGATTGCGTGAATGGGCATCCTATCAGAATAGCGGAGAGTTGGCAGAAGGTGTACTCCTTATTGAAGGCGGAAGACATCTTGTAATAGCTCCAACCGAAGGAGTGGATAAAAAGTGGAGTTCTAAGCCTGTTTCATCATCAGATACATCTGGTTCGGTACAGATTACTGGAGTTACTACGACTGGCGATAGAATAACTGCGTTAAACGATTTTGCTGGTCGTGCAAATACAACCGCTATCATCAACGGAAGTACCTCAAGTAATGTTACAGACACGGATGCTTATGCCGCTGGATACTGCAACAGGTATTCACGCACAAATGCGAACGGAGAAGGCTTAACCGCAGGCAGATGGTGGTTGCCATCAGAAGGTGAGATGGCGATGATTTTGGCAAACTTTGATAAAATAAACTATGCCTTGTCAAAGATTAGCGGTGCTACGCAGCTCCAGAATGCTTGGTATTGGTCTAGCACCCAGTTCTCGGCGCCCACCGCTTGGACCTTGCGTCTGTACGATGGCAACGTGAGCAGCTACTATAAGTTCAATCAGTTCAGGGTTCGTCCAGTTTCAGCATTTTTATATTAGTTAGTAGTTAGTTCTTTTCCACTCCCACGCCTTTAAAGGCGTGGGCAAACAAGTTATGATCAAGAAAGGTATTCAAAATGACAGCAAAGATTGCAAGCAAGACACGAGTTTACAGAGACATGAAGAAGTTTCTGAATGAGGTGATTTACATCATCAAAGACTTTCCGAAAGACCAAAGATATGTTGTTGGGGACAGAATTGAGCGCACAGCCATCGATTCTCTTCATATTATAGCAAGGGTATATATGGGTAAGGATTTGAAGACGAGAATCAACGATATGGTCGAGCTGCAATCAAGCTTGGAATTACTGAATACCTTGATAGAGATAGCAGGAGAACATCAGTGGATAAAAGGTAGAGGCAGGTTGGCAAATCTGCTTCTGCTGATGGATAGTATAGGACGGCAAAGTACAGCGTGGAAGGGTTCGCTCATCGAAGCCTTAAAAAGGTCAGAGAGTGAACGTAGTCAGTGCTAGGGAGGTAAGCCAAACTAGGAGAACAGTCTTCCGAATAAATGGGCTACTACCATCATTTATGGTAAAGAACAAGATAATGTAGCGATAACCCAGAACTCGGCGACCAACGCTTGGAACTTGAATCTGAACGATGGCAACGTGAACAACAACTATAAGTTCAATCAGAACAGGGTTCGTCCAGTTTCAGCACTAATAAAGAAGACATATTCAGGAAAATAGTAAATGATAGATTTTGAAACGATACTAGAAGCATATTTAGACTGCCGTAAAAGAAAGCGGAGTACAGTCGGAGCTACGGAGTTCGAGCTTGATTACGTTCACAATCTTGTGGAACTTATGAATGAAGTTAACTCACGTCAGTATAGAATCGGAAAATCTATCTGCTTTGTCGTCCGCTATCCTCGTTATAGAGAGGTGTTTGCAGGTGAGTTCAGAGATAGAATCATTCATCATTATATTGCGTTAAGATTAGAGCCGCTGTTTGAACAGATATTCTGCGACAGAACCTACAACTGCCGCAAAGGGAAAGGTCAGTTAGCTGGCGTTACTCAACTTGCTGAAGATATTCGTGAGGAGAGTGAGAATTACACCAAGGATGCCTATGTGATGAAGGTTGATTTGAAGGGCTTCTTTATGAGCATTCCTAAGCTGCTTCTTGCCAAGATGGTAGATGATTTTATAGTAGAGAATTACCATGGAGATGATAAGGAAGACCTCATGTGGCTTTGCTGTCTTGTCATTATGCACAGACCAGAGCTGAACTGCGAGCGAAGGAGTCCGCTTTGGATGTGGAATTTTATCCCAAAGGAGAAATCGCTGTTTACCAACGGAGACAACAGAGGTATCGCCATCGGCAACCTATTCGCCCAGCTCTTTGCTAACTTCCTGCTGAATGTGATAGACTGGAAGATAGATGCCGTATGCGTAAGACATAATAGGTATGTGGACGATATATCATTTGTAAGCAAGGATAAAGAGAAGCTGCTATCCATTATTCCTATGCTAAGAACGGAACTCGGAAAGCTAGGATTAAGGCTCAACGAGAAGAAATTCTATCTACAGCATTACTCTAAGGGTGTTCAGTTTACGGGTGCAATCGTCAAGCCTGGCAGAATATATGTCGCCAATCACACTATCAACAGTTTCTCCCTCGCCGTGGGAAGGTTAGGCAGGGCTGCGGAAATGGGAATGATTGAGGGCATTAGAAAGGAGATTGCTTCTGTCAATTCATATCTCGGCATTATGTCACACTATAATGAGCATGCCACGAAACGCAGGATAATGGCGAAGCTACCGCAGAAATTCTACGAGTACTGCTATATAAGAGGTCATTTCGATACAGTGAAGCTTAAACACAAATACACGGAAAAGGCGGTTTTCATGAATATTGCCAAGAACATAATCAATAAGAGAGATGAAGAAGATATTAGGGAGAATCCCGACCGAGGAGGAAATCAGCCTGCTTCTTGACAAAGGAGCAGAAGTCGAAATCTATATGAAAGACGGAAGAATCAACATGAAAATAGGAGAGCCGCCATAGCATCAAGAAAACTAAGCGTTACGGCTTTTTATCAACACACCTTAAAACTACTCAGATGAGCACCTTCCAGTGAGTACATCTCTATTCCCATCGGAAGCCCATGGATATTATTACCGATATACTGACAGTCACCTATAGATACCATTTTCTCAAAATCCGCCTTTGGCATAAATATAACACGAAGGATTCTGTCTATTCCAGAATACTCCTTGACATAGTAGAATGCGACCGCTATTACGTCTCCGCTTTCTATCTGCTTATACAGTTCGTAGGCGGCTGTATCTTCTTTTGGTTTGCATACGTATTTTGTATCAGTAACCACAACGGAAACGTCACCTTTTGTACCGATACAATCTACGCAGACACCTCTATAAGTATCAAATCTTTTAATATTCATAATCTTAATGTTTTAATTTCTTCCGCAAAGATACAAAATTAATCTGAAAGCACAATGCTTCCGTTACCGAAAAATGAGAAAGAGATAACAAGAATTTGGTAGCAAAACTTACGAATTGTTACATTTTATAAATGTTTAACACAAAAAATAATCAAAAACAAACTATTTTATTAGAAAATGCGTACCTTTGCGGCATCAATCTTTTAAATCAACTAAAATATAATAGCTTATGACTAAAGAAGACGAAGCCGATGTCCAGCGGCTATTAAAGAATATGGACGTTACCGAGCTGATGGATATGCTGATGAAGCACGGAAATCGGTATAGCAGGAGAATATTGAAGTTCTTCCGATGGTTATGCAAGTACATGCCAGTCATCCTTATGTGCTTTCATGCCTATGGGATATGGGAGTTCTCTCAGCATCATAGAGAGATGTTTATCCCTTATGCAGAGAATGCGCCTTGCTACTTCTACATCTACTTTATGGTGTATGTTCTGCCTATGGTGGCTATTCTGGCTAGCAGATTCTTCTTTTTGTGTTGGAGATACAGAATACCATTTTTCTACTTTTTCGGTATCAACGCAGCTCACATCGTGGAATGGAGTTGGTACACAACCAACAATATGATAGATTCCTGCTTTACGGTTATGATTGTAACGGCAATGTTTTATCTATATGGATTTGCTGATATGTTTGTCATTAGAACCAAGTTAGGACGAAAAATTTGTGCATAAGTGTGGGAAAGATATTAAGTTATAAGCTGCTCGGCACAGCTTTGAAGTCATTGAGTGATGCTTGCTTTAAAGCTGACGAGCAGCAGAGAAATGGCGAGAAGGTCACCGCTTGCGGAATGAGCGATGATGACCTGGATAGATTGTGTGACATCATCCCCGATATGCTAAACCCTATGTTGAGCACCGAGGAAGTTAAGGAGAAGTTGCACGTTTCTGACGCAACATTGAACAGAATGGTAGCGAGAGGCGAAATTCCGAATGGTGAGTGCAAGAAGCGTGGGCACACACGTTATTGGAAGAAGTGGGATATACTACACTACATTAAGAGTAAGAGAAAATCATAATCAATTAAGCCATACGCAGCACGGATAAGCGAGCATATATGAGTATGGATTATATGTTTTGTACTTTGATTATATTAGCGATACTGGTAATCATCAACAGCACGTTCATTGCATACCTATACTATTCTTACGAGTATAAGAAGGTCGATAAGTACTTCTTGACTTGGGTAACAATGTCAACTATGATATTGATAATGTGGTTCGGGGAAGGATTGTATCTGTATCTAACAAATTAATGATGTAAAATTTGGTGGTTTCGGAATTATTGTCTATCTTTGCAATGCTTTTTGAGCATCGCATATTTGAGCATCGCATTTCCGAGCAGGAATGTGATATTTCCCTATACTATTGGCGTGGTATAGGGGATTTTTGTTTCTACTTCTATCCTAATAGTTGAACATGTAAGTGTTCCTTACAAGTTGAGTAAGAGAGGTAAGTGATTGCCTCTCTTTTTGTTTTCAATCCTTTCCAATCTTGCAAACATTGGAAAGGATTTTAATTCCCTCGATTTCGTGGGTTTTAAAAATACAATATTTCGATAAAATTATATGCGATATTATACAATATTTATGCAAAAATATATATTCGTTTATATGAAGGCATAAAGTTTTGCACTTTTTCGCCGAATCTATTTGATGATTAAATATTTTGTTGTATATTTGCAGCATCATTGTTTAATCATCAAATAGTTATCTTATGGCAGATAGAATTAAAGATATTGTTGTAGGCGTAGTTCTTGCACTCCTCGCCTATCTTAAACCGATTGAAGGCGAGTTATCTTCGCTTATGATCGTCTTCACTCTTAACTTCATATTCGGTTATCTTAGCGGTATGATTGCAAAGGGAGAGAACTTCGAGTTAAAGAAAGCAGTTGTGTGCATCGGTCACGCTACCGTGTTCTTCGTCCTTTGTGCAGCAGTATATGCAATCGGGCGATTCAAAGGACAGATGGAAGGTTCCGTTCAATGTGTTTCCTTTATCTCGTACCTAGTATTGTGGTTCTACGGATGCAATATTCTGAAGAACTTGAAACAGATATTCAAGAAGGATACCCCACCTTGGTATGTAGTGAGTTTCCTCTATTATCTCATGCGTTTCAAGTTTATCGAGAAGATTCCATATTTGTCAGACTATCTAAATTATGCAGAAAAGGAGGAAAAGATATGATGTTGTTAGCGATTATAATGGTGGTAGCTATTATGTGAGCAATTCTCGCATTTGGCTGTCTGATTCAAGGTAATGATTATAGCGAGGAGGAGTAAGTATGGCAGATTCAAAAAAACTCGTTCCGTTTATCCTCAGCTGGGAGACGGACAGATACACAAATAACAAGAAAGATAAGGGCGGTCCAACAAAATACGGCATCACCCTTGCAACCTGGAGAAGGGTCGGCTATGATAAGAACGGTGATGGCGTTCTGAATGAGGAGGACATTAAACTTCTTACAGAAGACGATTTCCATCGGGTCTTTAAGAATAACTATTGGAACGCCTGCAAAGCAGACAAAATCCAGGATCAGAGCGTAGCTAATATGCTGGTTGACTTTGCCTATAATAGTGGAGTCAGCAGGGCGGCAACTTATCTCCAGTTGACATTAGGTATCACGGCGGATGGTATTATTGGGAACAAAACATTATTCGCCATCAATAAATCTAATGGTAAGAGACTCTTTGAGAGATTCAAAAAAACAAGAGAAGATTATCTTAAGAGTATAGCCAAAGGGACACAGAAAGACTTCCTTAATGGTTGGCTGCGAAGAGTAAGCTATATAACATATGGACACTTAAAATTGAATGAATGATGAAATGGCATGACTATAACTTTTGGAAAACGGTTGTCGGCATAACGCTTGCAATGTACGTTTCACTGCTTATTATCGGTTGTGGGGCTCCAAAAACGGTTACTAAGCAGACATATTTGAAAGACGAACAGAACGAAAGAAAGTTCGATTCTCTTTTTACTGCTCGTTTGTCATACTCATTTGATAAATGGCTACACTATCAAAAGCAGGAGAGTGACAAGAGCACCAAGGATAGTAGCTACGTCAAGGATAGTACGGCTACAAGGTTTGATGCGCAAGGAAAGAAAGTCGGCGAGGATAGGCTACATTACGAATATCATAGCCGAACGGAGAAAGATACTCAAAGATTGCTTGATAGCATCAGTCTATACAAATCATATAAAGACAGCTTCAGTATATATAGGTTCAAATGCGACTCATTGATGAAAGTAAAGAAGGAAAGTGATACGAAAAACATCAAGGAGCCAGTTTTAAAAATGCAGAATATTTTTTCTCATATAGGTGTGTTTAGTTTTTTATTAATATGGGTTATTGTGATATACATATTCTTATATGTATATGAAAGGAAACGTTCTTAGATTTCTTTTTTAGGTTTGAGATTGATTTAGGATAACTTGTTGGCGGCTGCTCGTGATGAGTGGTCGCCATTTTTTGTTTGCAAAGTAAATACTTCCGTTCTAAGAGGATAAAAATGAGCCTACCTACTATCACACTAAACTACTGATTTAGAGCTACTAACAGAAACTATGATAGAGTTATAGCCTATTTCCATACTATTTCTTAACTTTGCACACGTAACGTTACAATAGTGTTAGTTAATATTAAGGATTTCAAAAGATTGTATTATGGAAATGACAGATGCAAAGGTCGTAGAGAAGAAAATCTACGAAGAGGGAAAGAAGCACGATGATTATGCTTCTAAGGCAACAGGCAATGCTGGTCTTACCCTTGGTATCATCGGCACAGCACTCGGTGCTGGTGCTTGGTTATTTGGCGGTAATCGCAGTGTGTTTGGTTCACTCGGTGGCAATATGCCTGAGAACGTGAATATCAACGCATACGGCTATGGCGCAAATGCGAATGCTAATCAGCCAACAGCCTTGCAGGTAATGGAGAAGGAATGCGCTGATGAGGTGAAGCTGCTTACTGATATGTTCGGCTTGAAGCTCGATACCGCTAACAAGTTCTACGCTATTCGTGAGACTGACATCGCAGAGAAGTTCTCTATGTATAAGGGCGCTAACGATGCTATCAACGCTGAGAACCGCCGTGCAATGCAGGCTGAGTTCGGTCTTTACAAGTCTCAGGTTGATGCGGACTTCGGTCTGTACAAGAATCAGCGAGATTAGTATGATGCGTTGCAGGCTAAGTATAGCGACCTCGACAAGAAGGTAGCCATTATGGAAGCCCTCACTCCTTACAAGGAGAAGCTTATGATGGCTTACGTCAAGGAGAACACTTGCAACTGCTTGCGAGGACAGTTGATGCTCCCGAACTCTCCGGTGCTCCAGGGATTCGGTAGTTACAGCGGATGCAACTGCGGCTCTACAACCACAACGCCCAGCACTGGTGCGTAGCAAGGTAGTTAAGCGCAATAAAAAGAAATGAGTTGGTGAGGGGTGTTTGCCCTCGTGGTGGATGCCCTCTCACCTCTCTATAATATATCACCAACTTAAAGATATTGATTATGATGAATTTTAGTGGTAGCCCATTGCTTGATATGAGCACAAGTCAGCAACAGCCGCAGATGATGGATGCCGAGCTACAGAAGATGTACGAGGCTATACAGCAGAAGCGAGCATCTATCAATATGCAAGCGCAGCAGTCACAGACACCCCTTTGGGATGAGATTGACAAGATAGAAGACAATCTCACAGGCGCACAACGTCAGTACTTGATGCAGAATCAGGAGTACGTTGATAGCTTGCAATATGTATCCAAGTTAGTGCAAGATGAGGAATTGCGTATCATACGCCCTCGTATTGAGAGTACTCAGCAAGGACAGGAGGCATTGAAGAAACATTTGTCTTTGATGCAAAGATTGAGAAAAGAAGTAGCGCAAGCAGAAGAGCAGAAATCTGCTATGCTCAACGATTATATGACTAATCATAGCGATAAAACTTGGCAAGAGTATCTCGCTATGATACAAGGAGCGAAGAAAGGAGGACCTAAGAAATGAATATAACAGAACTGAAAGAGAAATTGCTTGAATCGTTGGACGTTTGGGCAGACGCAAGAATAGACGATATGGTTAAGGCTAACCCGATGCTCGCAATACCATCGGTGTATATGAAGCGTGCGGCGCACAAAATCATATCCAAGAACAAGGATAAGTGGGATAAATCAATAGACAACGCTACCCTATTCCTTGCCGATGAGAACGGAGAGATAGATGCAGATACCATCTTTGCCGATGCGATGCAGATGCTTAAAGTGGTCGAAAACTACCACTTTGACTTTGGCATTATTCACGGGCATATTGACAATGGCACAATATCCATCGACCTGCCAGACAATATCGCAACCGCTATCCTCTTCGGAAGCAAGCGAAGCATCAACTTCACAGAGGAGGACTTTGCGGAGTTGAAAGATTTGATAATAGCTTAAAAAATATAAGATATGGAAGCAAAAGACATTATGACTAAGTTTGATGAGCTTTATGGAATGATGGCATCATCAGCTAATGTGAAGTATATGCACACATTTGGAGACACGATGCGCTGCATGATGAAGGATATGTCAGCGAAGCACCCAGAGCTGGCGCAAGAGTATCTTGATAAGCTGTGCGCAATAAAATGGAAGAATTATCTCACCAAGAAGGAAGCTTCTGAGATTGTGGACGGAATGAACCCACCGGCAACCTGGGATATGCAGACGTGGCTCAAAGCAATGAATGGGCTAGGACTTGTAACAGAGGAAAAACCTTACTACAATGATTACGCTTTGTACGTTGCGATGAATCAGGTAGTAAGCGACCACGGATGTACAATCGCCAAGATCCTCGGCAAGGAAGATGTGAAGGATATTGGTACAGAGCATTTGGTCAAATATGCACACAGCCTTGCTCTTGACTTGTTAAAAGACAAGGATGTCGTGTACGACATCAGAGAGTATTTTCTAAAATAAGATAAAATATGACGGACATTAAATTAATGGTGGATGCTGCAAGGCAGCTAAACCAGACTTGGAAAATGACTAGTAACGGTTTGGAGACGGATAATATTCCAAACGATGTGTATAATGCTTTGTGCGAAGTGGATGAAGCAGTAACCAATCTGATAGACAAGATTGGTGAAGCTACAAAAATAATTACATTAAGCAGCATCTACAAGAACGCATAAAGCTCTGATACTCAGCAAGTTGAATTTAGTATTTTTAACTAAAATAAAATGTGGTATATTTGCATATATCACATTTTTTTTGTATCTTTGCATATAGAAAGAGTGGTTATTTTGACTAACCACAGATTATGTTGAACCAATTAAAATCTTAAAAAGATGGAAGAAATTAAGGAAATCAAAAAGAATTATGAAATGGGATTCATTTCATCACAAGAATTTCTTTGTGAATATGCAGACGTTCTTTCTAAACTTGGAGCGCAGGGCGAACTAATCGATGCTATGAATACGGTATTGGCACCTCTTGCAGATTTCATAGTGAAGGACATCTTGAATGCCAAAGATGACGAAAAGAAACAGATTAAAGACTTCTTTAATTTTAAGTAGATATGGGAACCATTCTTTTAGTAAACGGATTGATTTTTCTATTTATCGTAGCGATAGTAGATTTAGCAATGAGACATTAACAAAGTAAGCCCTACGCAACACGGTTAAGCGATAGATATGAAAGCAATTAAAGTAGCAGTATTCTTTGAAATGATGAAAAGACTTATGTTTCAGTACTCATTTGATGAGTTGCAGGGTACTACTTTCAGAAGTCATTTCGGTGCAGTTGGCCTTGGTGATACGCAGGAAAGAAACGGCTTCTTCCTGGCAGCATACATAACAGATAACTCTGTGTTACAAGATGGCTTCATGGAGGGAGTAAGAACTTATCTTGATGATGCAGTCGTATATAAGTACGATTCTCCTTATCAAGACAAGGATGTGTTAGATAAAGAATTAATGTACATAATTGAGATTAAAAATGAAGACTAGCAGTTTATACGTTACCCGTGACGATTTCGAGTATGACACAAAGAGCGGGTTTGAGACTTACGAGGAGGCCAATGCCTATCGTGAGGAGTGTCAGAGAAGTTGGATCAATCATGCCGACTATGTTTTTCTTATAACAAGAGACTCTGCCGGGAATTTTGTCAAAGAGACAAACTTGACAAAAGCAACAAAGGAAGAGAGAATCAAGCTTCTTGAAGAAGCAGGTATTCCATTGAAATAATTTGTACCCAATTAAAATATTAAAGATTATGACAACAGCAACAATTTTGAGTAAGGCTGCCGAGGATATGGTAGCAGTTCCTTCTTCAGTTAATGAAGACAAGTTCTTTGATTTCGAGAAAGCCAAGACTCAGGCTATCACTCTCGAACAGTTGAGTCGCACACACCGCGAGGATGATGTTTACGGAAATCCACTTCGTGGCATCTATCACTTTGACCTTTTCAATAAGGTCATTGATGAGTGTACAGAACTCGGCTACAATGTGGAGGTTTACGATATGTTTGCCGCACAGAACAGAGACCGCCAGTCGCCTGGAGTGGTCCGCCTCCCACAAGTGGAGGCGGTCAAAGGTCAGCATGCGGTAGAAGCTCATATCCTCCGCCGAGTTTATGCCAATATCCGTATCACAGATTTTGATAATGATGAGACTACAACTAATGTAGCTGTAGCCTTCCATCAGAAGGGCATTCAGATTGGATTCGGTCCGAATGTGATGATATGTCACAATCAGTGTATGCTATCGCCGGAATTGTATATGTCCAGCTATTCCGAAAAGGGCAAGAAGGGTTCCGGTATGGATGTGGCAGCAATGCTTGATACCTTGAAGTCGTGGCTTGTTGATGCCCGGCACATCATCGAGACTGATCGTGAGCGTATTGCCAAAATGAAGGAGACACGCATTTCTGCAGAACAGATGTTCTTGCTCATTGGTTTGATGACTGCTACAAGAGTAAAGGCAGATACATCACGAAAATCTATTCGTGAGAATATCACCTATCCGCTCAATCAGTCGCAGATTACACTCTTCACAGAGGATATGCTGGAGGCTTACCACGACAAGGAGTTTGTGACTGCCTGGGATATGTATAATTCTGCGACCAACTTGTATAAGGCGAACAAAATGGATATTCCAGCTCTCCTTCCGCAGAACAGAGCAATGGTTAACTTTATGAAGGCCAATGGTCTGATAATTTAATTGGTTCGAAAGGAGCTTCCAAGGGTTAGTCCTTTGGTTGCTCCTTATATAGAACGTAATCCAATACTTTTCTATTTGCAGCGTCTATATTGGCAACACTCTTGTCAATATAGATAGCTGTTGTCCTGTTTCCATGGGAATGCCCCAATGCCTCGGCAATGATTTCTTCGGGTATTCCTATGGAGAAGGCTATTGTTGCCCACGTATGTCTAGCCCAATACAGAGAGATATGTGCAAACAGAGGATTATGCTTCGTATGATATTCCTTCTGAAAATCGTGAGCTTTCTTTTTCTCGTTCTTTTCTTTAGTGACAGGTCCTATTGCCTTCAGCCCCTTGTTTGCCTTGCACACAAATTGCTTGTAATTTCTCATATTCTCTGAGAAATTGACTAGCTTTGCTTTTCCTCTATACCTATTTATTATCTGTATGGCTTCCGGTTCCAGTCTGATGCTATACAGTCTTCCCGTCTTCTTTCGTCTATACAGTAATCTTCCATCTACAACATTCTCATCCGTACAATTAAGAATATCGGCAGGGTTTATCCCGATCAAGAAGAATGTAAGCTTGAAATAATCCAGGTACTTCTGCTGCCATGGCTGCACATTATAATTAAATAAGGTACGTAGTTCATCTACAGAAAGAGAACGTTTTTCTGTCTGTTCCGGATTTATATCAAATGTTCTCATCGGATAATGGCTGGTTATCTCGTTATCGATGGCATCGTTGAAAACGGCACGTATGTTTCTGAAATGTATGTTCCTGGAGTTCTTCTTTAATCCTTGTCTTACCAACTCGGCATCCAACCTTTTCAGCCAATCCTTTGAGATGTCTTCAAAAGCGTAAGTATCTACCTTGTTATCGAAATCGCGCATCTTCTTCAAAGTGGTTGCATATATTTCCCTGGTTCTTTGCGCTGAGCGACTATTCATATATTCTATATACCTATTTATAAATAGGTCTTTCTTCTTAACATCAGGGTCTAGATAGGCCACAACCTTATTCTTTATCTGTGTTGAACTCTGTTTGGTAAGCTCCCCTTTCATCTGAAGTTCCAATATGGCATTATCAATCTCGACCAGTTTGTTCTTGACAAACACTTCCAACCGCTGCTTGTTTGGCGCATCGACTATTCTTTGCTTCTTAGCATCCCATTGTTCTTTTTTCAGTTTGACGCCAAGAGGAATGTAAGCTGCCTGCCTTTTCTTGGTTATGGCAACTTTTAGCGGTGCCGGCTCTCCGTCCTTGACCGCTCTTGTATCTAAGTATAGTTTCGTTGTTATCATTTGCAAGCTATTTGCAAGCAGAATTGTGCAAAAATGTGCAAGAATGTGCAAGAATGTGCAGGATTCTACTTAGTTGGATAAAATACGATGTTTTGGAAATACTTAATTTTCAGCGTTTTCTGCGGAAAGAGGGGGATTCGAACCCCCGATTCCCTTTAGGGGAATACACGCTTTCC